TTGAGTCTGATAAGAAACTAGTCGCGTTTCCTTTAGACACTCGTTCATGGGCTAAAGGAGAGAATAATAATCGTAAATTTAAAGCAAATAACAACCAACAAGATTTTAGTATTCTCAACAACGAGATTGCTAGATACAATGCAGCTAGACAGTTAACAAATAACTAATATAATATTATGCACTATAAAAATGGTAGAGAAGCTAAGAATGGTGACAAGGTCGTAGCAGTATTATCAAACGGAATTGCTTATGGTGGGATTCTTTATGATGCTGTTGCAGGCAATGATTCATGTAATGGTCGTGTAGCAATTACTACACCAAATGACCCATACCCTAATTTGCAAGAAGTTCTTCATGCAGACGATATAAAGGCTGCGACAGTGCCTGATTCAACTAAAAAATAATCAACTAATATAATATTATGGAAACATGTCCTAAATGCGGTTATGTCGAGCCACCTACTAACATTCAATATCGTGGTCATATCATGTCACAGTATAAGAACAAAGATACTGGTGAAGTAGGTATGTTTAATGATGATAGAGAGAGTTTTGAGATTCCTCCGGGGCCGGGGAGGGTTGCAGGTAATTGGGTTAAGGTTGGAACTACATCTGTTGCTGATACTGCTTCTGCCATTCCGCCAACAGTTCCTAAACAAGAGATTCCAGTTAAGAAAGCACCTGTGATTCCACAGAATGTTCCTGTTGAATCTCCTGTTAGTGTGCGAGTTCCTTCTAATATCTAATATATGAAAAAAGGAAGTATAGTCAGTTGGTTAGCAAGTGGTGCTACAGTTCGTGGTCGTGGTATTACTATTACAGATGAAGAAGACGGAGCAATATTGGTTGCAGTTGATGGAGGAACTTTTGAAAATATTCCATCTGCTTATCATGTTGTTATTCGTTGCACAGTTACATGGTTAACTATAGAACCCTCATAACATATGCTATCTGATAAAATGGACGACTACCATAAGCCCGGTAAAGCAGTCAAGAAAGAGAATGCTGGACTAGAGGAAGATAAACAAAATGCACCAATGCAAGGTGTAGATGTTAGTGAAGAATATCAATCTGCTGCGCATAAGATTACTCATAAAGCTACGAAGCATGAGTTGTCTCATTTGCGCAGCAAGATGAATGACCGTGAGGATGCTATGCGTCAAGAGGAACAAGATACTCCTAAAGAGTATAGTATGGAGGGTGCTCCTTCTTCTGTTGGAGAATAAAACATTATGGACTACGGTTATGATGATAATAGTCGGTATATAAACTCAGCCGACTACAAAGTTGTTGAAACAAAACTTAAAGAGTTAGACCAAGTTATGGAGGACTTGGCTCTTAAGTCTATTGCATCTCGCAGATTACGTTATGCTGAAGTTGATATTGAGGCAGAGCGTGAAGAAGGGCGTTTACAGCCTGATGAGATGTATATTCCTCAACATATCATTGATACCAATATTAGGCGTGAACAAAGTGCTTATGTCCAGTATATTACTCAATCCCCAAGAGCAGTAATTCTTGAGGATAGTCTTGACCCAACAGTTGACTTATCATTGTTGGAGAAAGACCTAACCAAGAAAATTCGATTCGATGGCTGGCAGTTATCTATGTTTTCGAATATAGATAACTTCCAAGCCAACGGATATGGGGTTATGGAACTAGTAATGGATTTAAATAATCCTGGAGAACTAGGAACAGAGTCAGTGCAGTTTGGGGATTTTGCTTATCTGCAAGATACACGTGACTTGCAGGCTGTTGAATACACAGAGCGCGCCTACTACTTCACTAAAACTAGACTCCTAGAACTCTGTGGAGACCCTAAAAATCTTCAAGATGACGACTTTGATTACAATCAATGTAAGAAAGTTATTGATAGTTCTCCTGAACAAGCTGATACTACAATCACAAATAACCAAATTGATAATGAGGGTCGTTCTTTATATCGTATTAAGAAGGTAATGTTTCGTATCAATGGAGTTGTCAATGTTGCTTGGACTTGTCCAACAATTTGTGATGATTGGTTACGTAAACCTAGACCTCTTTATATAGGCCGTAGGAAGATTAATCCTCCCTCAACAATGCAAAAAGTGGGTGCTGGATTGAGTAAAATGGTTGGAAAAACTCCACAACCTCAGTCTGAAAATGCTTATGAGACACAGTATCCCTACTTCTTATTTCCATATTTAATTAGTGAGAATGACACTATAAGTATGCTAAAGGGTCGAGTATTTCTTGACCAAGACTTACAAGAAGCAGTCACTTCTCTATTATCAACTGCTTGCACAAAGGAACGTCGTGCAGCTGGAATGTATTTTTCTAAAGATGTTTCTGACCCCAATGATGACTTGATGTTGCAGAAGAATATCTTCTTTCGTTCAGGTAGTGTGATTAATGCCAAAGTGCAAGCCTTTACACTTCAAGGCAACGACCCTGGAATATTTAGTGCGATTAATGCACTTGTTACAGGAAATCAAAACGAAACTTCTCAAGTAAACTTTGCTGTTCAGAATAGAAAAGATAGTCGCAAGACTGCAAAAGAAATTCAAGTTGCTTCTCAGCAAGCACAGATTTTAAGCACTGTGCAGGTTGTTCTTTTTTCTATTGCATTGAAGTCTCTTTATACTACAATGTCAGATGTTATCAAGTCAAGAGTTCAAGCAGGATTGATTGTTGTTAATCAAGCTGTTAGACCGTTGTATGACAGAACATTTATAGTAAAGCCTTCTGGTGATACTGATGTTGTAGAGAAACAACAAATGATTCAAGCAATGCAACAAGCTTGGCCAGTTATGCAACAGACTGCTGCGGCTTCTCCTTTCATGATAGACTTGATTAGTTTACTGTTTCCTCTCAATGCTGCGAAGTATGTTCAAGCGATACAACAACAAGCTCAACAACAGCAACAGCAACAACAGTCTTCACAAATGCAGATGCTTCAATATGGTCTGCAAATGCTCAAATCTCTGGCGCAGGGTATTATTAAGCTAAGCAAAGAACCTCAGATGTTTTCTGATATTGGACGAGTTCATGCTTTCCCAATAGTAGAACATTATGCAGACCAGCTTGAAGCACTAGAGAAACAAATCAATCAGGGAGGCAAAGCTCCACCAAATCCAAAACCTAAACCGCTAGGACATGTATGAGTATATCTACACAACAAGATGAACTTCGTCAGCAGTTAGTAGCCGCGCTTACCACTCAGCATATTGAGTGGCTTAAGCATCCTGTTACTTCTAGGATGTTTATGCTATTGAAATCTCATAGAGAAAATACTTCCAACAAAATTTCTGCTTCTGCAAATACTTTAGCTATACCTGATGCAGCAATACGTCACTTGTGTGTATCACTTGCAAATACAGATGCAATTATTGAAGCACTAGGAAATACAAAAATCTTCGTAGAAAAACAAACACCACAATCAAGTAATTAATTATGCCAGACGAAACACGAATCATCAAAGATATTGTAGCAAATGATAAAGGTAGTATCTCCAAATCTCTTGCACCTGCAACCGTTGAAAGAGACTTACCTGCGAATTTAAAAGGAACTAATTTTAGTGTAGAGCAGTTGCCTGAGTTGGGTGGATTAGAGGAAGCTCCAACTAATCAATCTTCTACTTCTACAACTGAACAGAAGCCAGTTTCTAAAGAAACTCCCAAAGAAGTCAAGACTGAAGAACCTTCTGGAGAGGTTACTGAAGAACTGAAGAAGGAAGCCGCGACTGAAGATATAGTAAAAAATAAGGTATCAACTGCATTAAAGCAGCCAAAGAAAGAGAAGAAAGAGGGTGAAGTAGAGGAAGAAGTTTCTAGCGAAAAGCCAATTACAAAAATAGTTCCTAAGCCGAAAGATAATACAGCTTTTGACTATACTGGCTATTCAAATGAAGAACAGGTTGCTCTCAAGAATATGTCTCCACAGTCGAGACAGTTATTCGCAAAGTTAAAGAAAGAGAATACGGAACTATCTAAGCTGAAAGATAGCACTTACTTGCAGCACGAAGAAGCTTATGTTTTGAATCCAGAGTATAAGCAGCTTCAAGTAAATTCTATACTGGTGGGGAGTGAGTATGAACACTGGAAAGCTCAATTACAGAAGTGCAAGAAGGGTGAAGATATTACAGACCTAAAGGGATTTGATGACAGAGGTAATCCAGTGTATGGTGCAGTAATGAAGCCTTCTGATGAGCTTGAAGAACAGATTCGTGTTTGTATGCAGAATAGTTTACAAACTAAGAATGACTTCAATAAGAAGTTACAGGAATTTCCAAAGCAATTTAAGGATGTTGTAACCAGAGATAATGGTATTATAGATAGTATATCCAAACAACTTTTTGGTTGGGTTGAAGACCCTTCTCTTATGAAGTGTGAAGTATTGACTGAGCAAGGAGACCAATCACTAGAAAAAATTGGAAATGATTTTCTAAATCAAATGCCAATATACCATCGCAAACATCCTATGACAGGGGTAGCAAAAAACCTTATTATTGCACTTGCTATTGTAAAAGCAGAGCTTAATGAACTCAAGGGCGCCTCGAAAGTCACTGAAACAAAACTAGAAGAAGTTAAGAGAGCAGAGCCTTCTAGTAAAGCAAGAGTTAGCAAAGAACCAGCTACAGTTAATGGTGTTAGAAACTTTGATGTAAATGGCTCTGGAATTGAGTTCTGATGGTTTGGCACACTTCTTGCTATAGATTAACTGTCAGAGTTTTTTAGTGACATAAGATTCTACTGACAATGTTGGTCGAAGGATAACCACTCAAAACACCTTCACTTCGCCTCTAATAATTTGTAAGGGCATACAAACTCGCCTCAAGAATCTGCTAAAGGGCATTAGCTCGGTATGACTGACGGACAGTCATGTAATTCGAGTTTAACTTAGCAATTCTCTTTCAAATATATGCCCGCATATTATGACCAACCTAGTATCTTTGGCACAGGTGTTGTTGAAGATATTAATAGGTTCAATCAGCTTCCTTTCTATCTAGTCAAGAATGAGGTTCAACAATATCCACGATGGAACTTGTTTAACCAACTCTATGGCAAGATTGATTGGCAAACAAATCAAGGCAACGTAATGAAGGGTGTTACCCCTCAGCGTTCACCTGTCGGACGTTCGTTCTTCTTCCCTAATCCAATCACTACTGTCAGCAATAAGGATGTTTTTCAAGTTACTGAGAGTGTTGAGACGGCGGTTGTATTCAAACATCAATATGAATCGTTTGAATTCAATTTCATGCCTTCATTTACTGCGTTTTGGGAAACCTATTTGCAGTTTGCAAACAAGGATATTGTTGAGAAGATTGTTATTTCCAATGAGCAATTCATTGAAACTAACATGTGGTTTAATGCCACTAATGTATATCTCTGTGGAGTAGGAGTTATTACTGGTTGCCCAATTCAAATGGGTAATGCTGCTGGAACTGCTGCTAATTCTAAGACTGCTAACTGGCTTATTGCTACAGTTAATGGAACAGGTGGTATTCCGGGTGTTGGACAGAATTTTCGTTTGCGTGATGCTTATCGCGTGATTATGGCTTTGAGTGAAGATTTTAAGGCTCCGCCATTCAAAGGTGTTGTTAATATGCCCAAGGATAATGAAGGTGTTAAAGATAAGTATGTTATTGTAACATCTTCTGAGGGATTCATGAATTGGACTTATGACCCTGATGTTCAAACCCTTAAGCCTTTAAATCTAGATTTGCTTTTCAATGACTTTAAGGGTAGTCTATTTGGAACAGCAACAGTTAAGATTCATCCTTATCCTATTCGCTTTTCTACAGTGAATATTCTAGATGGTGGAGCGAATGTTATGTGGTCTGCCGGAACTCCAATTGCTCCTGAAGTATTTGATAATACCGATAATAAGTGGAAACCAAATCCTTATTATACTTCTCTGATTACTGCTCCCTATGAAATCAACTGGATTCTTGGAGATAGTTATGCCAAGACCATTAAGGTTGGCCCTCCACCTAAAGAGTTCGCAACAATGAACATGAGTGCTGAGAAGTTCTATAAACTTCGCTGGAATGGTGAAGTTCGTTTAACTGACCAGATTCTTATTACTAATCCTGATGGTAGTATTAGTCTTAACAACTATGGTGAGAATCTCAAATTCCTCTCCCAGTTGACTCATGGTTATTTGGTTGGTGAACGTCGTTATGCAATGCCAATCATTGTTCTTCGCCAACGTCCTGCAATCAAAACCTCTTAATACATCATACGAATATGAAATATATGTTTAAAAAATTCCTTGTCTCACTCCTTACAGTAGTTAGTTTATCGTTTAGAGCACAAGCCGCAACTACTTCTGTAACAGTTGCTCCGGGAGTAATGACAAACTTTACATTACTATCTCAAGGTAGTTTGAAAGTTACTCAGGTTATTCTCACAGCATCAACAGCAACTAACACTTCTGTTCAGTTGTGGGATACTTATACAAATCAAACACTATTCACTAATGCTGCATATAGTAATATTCTTACGTATGTAACTAACTACGTAAGTGTTTGGACAAACTATTATGGTGTTACAAACACTGTTACCAATAAAGCATCACTCGTTGATATTACTAATCTAGTAGCAGGAACGACCAATAGCTTTAATCAGGTTATGGTTCTTTCTGCTCCTTCTAACACTACCATAAAAGTTGACCAAGTTAACTACTACTTCCAAAATGGTATTTGGATTACCAATACATCATCTGGTAATGCTGTTGTGACGATTACTTATCAACAGTAGAATACTTGTTACTTCTAAATATGGGTGTTGTTAGTTCCTTCTTACCCAAAACTGACAACACCCATTCTTTTTAATATATGAATAGAACAATTGGAGTTATAGAGAAGAATGCAATTTATATCACTACTCCGCCTATTGTAGTTGCGGCAAATGCTAATACTCTTGTTATGAAAGATAGGACTTCTGATAGGAGAGAATTTCTTGCAAGATTTATTCAGAATGTAGGAACTAACGCTTCCTTTATAAATGTTGGAGCAGACTGTGATGGAACCACTAATTACATAATTTCTCTTGCTGCGGGTCAACAATTTGCACTTCAATCTTGTCAGAGAGTTAATGCTTTTAGTGTTGCAGGAACTACATTTGCTATTATTGAAATAGTGACTGATGACTTTACTCAACAAGAGCAGTATTATCGTGGTGGTAATCTTATTCCATGAAAAAACTATTACTTCTATTGCTTCTTATTACTCCACTCTATTCTTATGGACAGGGTGCATTGGTTACTCCTGTTATTAGTGGAGTAGGAAATGGTGGAAGTAATAGTCTCACGGCTGGTGCTGGTATAATTATATCTGGTGGAGTAATATCAACCAATGGTTCAGTAAATGGTTCGCAAACTCCGCTAACAAATAATGTTAATGGTGCTGGTAATACTATCAGTAATGCTTCCTTCACCGGCAACGGCGGCGGGTTGACGAATTTGGAGACTGGCATTCTTTTGTCTGATATTAACTCCATAGGAACCAGCGACGACACGGCGGTATTTCAGGCTGCGGCCAACTTAGGAAAGACAGTTTATATTCCTTCGGGCACTTGGATAAGCTCCAACATCACAAATAGCAGCCCGATTCATTGGATAGGTATGCCAGGCGCGGTAATATTGTTTAAGGCTGGCTCAACAGGATATTTATTTAATGCCTATAACAACACCAATACCGTGATAATCGAGAATATCACTTTTGACGGTGGCGACGCTTCTGCGTGTCAAACCGGAGTTAGTGGTTCGCGTAGTGGTTGCTTTTTTAATTGCCTTGGCGGAACTAATAGCCGTGTAGAGAACTGCACGTTCAAGGGATTCAACAATAATGGAGTCACGCTCTATTCCACCAATCAAAATGGAAACACAGCTTACACCATTCCGGCCATCAACATTAACAATTTTTACTGTCAGTCCAATTATGTCGGTATCAATAATTACTCGGATGCAAACGGAGTTGGCGAGTATTTGAGCATCAGCGGTGCGAGATGTGAAGACAACTGGATTGGGGGCATTCTTGATGCTGGAAATGTTAAATATTCCAAGTGTAATTTTGACGGTAATTTTAACGATGGCGCGTGGCTGCCTGGAACTTCAATCAATGCCGCGCATGGTAGCTTTGTTGGATGTTCGTTCAATCACAACGCTGGTAACGACTTTGTTGCAAACGGACTTCCCGCTGGGGAATTGTTTGAAGCCTGCCAGTTCTATGCCGGAAATGGTTCGATATGGCTTACGAACTGTATTCGAGTGGTGTTTACTGGGTGCGACTTTGCATACGGAACAATCATTCCGACAGGTGGAACAAGTGCCAATATTTGCACCGTAATTAATAATACGTATTCTGGAACTTGGGGGGCGAACAACGCGGGGTTAAGACTCGTCGCTTTAGATTCCAGCTTGTTTAAATATTATGGAAATACCTCGACCACAGTTTTCGGAGACAATGATGGTAGCACGATTCAGAATGGAGTGATGAATGGGGCATTAACACTCAACAGCAACCTAACCGTCACCGGGCTGTTAACGGCGAATGGGGGATTTAACGTCACCGGTAATTTCAACTCTTTCACTGGGGCTACTCTTTATGGAGTAACAGCCATTTATGATTCAGGTTCTGGTGACACCAGTACTTTAAAGGCAGACCTTTTTGGAATGAATGCGAACGGGGCTATCGTGGATAGTGCTCTTGGAACCAACCAACTTGTTATTACTGGTGCTGGTAAAGCCTTCACAAATGCTACCGGAACCACTGTGGCAGTTCCGTTCGCTTTGAACATTTCAAATGTCAATAGTTCATTTTCTGGAATTGCCACGAACGGAGCATATTCAGCCTTGGCACAGAGCGGCAGTATTGCCTCAGTAGTTCTATACACCAACACAACTGGCGGATATGTGGCTATGACAATCAAGGGAGAGAACGAGGTCACAACGGCTGCTACCACAGGAACGCTTACAGTGACTTATGCGTGGACTAATCAGAACGGCGCTCAAACATTTACCCCATTAAGCGCGTTAAGCACCGCTGCCAAAAGCACCACTCCTTTTGTAGATACGGAGATTGTGGTGTCTAATGCCACATCGGTTACAGTGTCAACCACAGAGGTTAACTCGGTTGGAACTGCCACATATTCACTACGCACTGCCCTTGTAAGATGGCAATAATTATGAAAAACATATTGGTAATATTGTGTGGTCTGATAGTGGGAAGCATTGGGTATGCACAGGCGCAGACCAATTATGCCGACTCGATTCAAGCCAATACGGTAAGTTCTACTAATTTCCAAGGCAACGGCGGCGGGTTGACTAATATATCATACAACGTTGTTGATATTGGTGGCTCAAGTAGCGTAAATGCTGGTGCGGGAATGGTGTTTTATCCGCTTCGCGGCGGAAGTTTTGCAAATGGATCATTCGCCAACATTGGTCAGTGGATAAATGAACCAGGTATTTATTTCAACCTGACTTACCACGTTTTTTCTTCTGCTGGAATAGCCATAACGACTAACTCCGCGTGCTGGCTTATTACCAACAACGCCACTTCAACACTGTTGGCAAACAATGTCGGGTCAGGCATTACATCGTATGATACAAATGACAACACGCATCAAGTGTATATTGGGGGGGGCTCACCAAACACAAATAAAGTCTGCATAGGAATTAGCAACAGTGCTTCACTCGGAGGGACGTGCTATTTCGAGTGGCACCTGTTGAAGTTATTGACACCTAATTAATATGAAAAGCTTGTTGCTTCTTTTGTGTTTTACACCGTTTTTATTAGCCAATGCTCAGACTATATGGCCGGGATTAATTCCTTATCCAGCCCAAGCAACAACTTATGGCCCCGCTCAACAGTGTGCTTTTGATGGAACCACAAATAATGTCGTCACGCTTGATTTGGTGAACAATTCCGGTTTTCTTTTGCTGACAAATAATGCCGAATTGAATGTTATCAACCTACCTACAAATACAACCCTATGGAAAGAATATCAATTGTTCACCATAAATTCTACGACTAATAATTATACTTTGACACCATCAACGCTCAGCACTATCACATTCGCCGATGATTTTAAGCAACCGCAGAGTAAAACCGGAACTAATCGTATCGGTGCATCCGTCACAAATTACGGTGCTACTTTATACACTTTAGAGTCAGTCGGAACCAATACTTTGATTCATTTTGTCACGACTTACGGACATTAACATGACCCCCACCCAACAAACCCGTCACATCCAGTGGATTGCTGGCGTAGTGTCGCTGTGCCTGATACTATGCGGTTGCAAAACGTCGCCGCCTGTCACTATGCCTATGGCGACAAATGGGCCAATCACTCGCACCTCCGCATTGCCCGACTCGCTCACGCCCGGAAAACTGGTTGTCGTAACCACGAACACCTTCCCTCCGGGCGGCTGGGACGCATGGCGACTACTGCATCCTGTTCCAACTAATCTCAGCCCATACATGTTCCTAGTCTGGTCGAACCCACCGCCGTCATCCTCTTGGCCGGTAAACAACGGCATTTTTGTGAACTGGATTCAGTCCAATCAGGGAGCAGGATGGTCGAACTTCACCCCGCAGTTTATCGCGTGCGCGGTGCAATGCTTTTACCCAATAATAGTGACGAACACCTCGTGCTTGTTCCGTATTGTCACGGCGTCAAATCTAACACAGGTCGGGGCCAAAATGCCGATGTTTTACGATGCCATAGTAGTTCCGACGGCATTGGACAATCCGCAGACTCCCTGCTGTGCGCGGGACTGGCTATTGGCGACGAACTCGGTTAAACTGGTATTGCAATAAAATTATGAATCAAGAAGCTGTCCTTTGGATATTTGGTGTTTTAATAACTGCATTATCACTTGCTAGTGGTGGAATTATAGGATTTATTCTATCTATTAGCACGAGAATGACTGCACTAGAAACATTTATAAAAATTTATATCAAAGGCGCGGCTGAGGTTCTGCATAATGATGATACGCCAGAATTAGATATATTGCTTGAAAAACTGGTTAAATCATACCACGACCATAATTATGATTTAACTTTAGATGAATGGCAATCTTTAGAAAAATTGAGTGCACAAATTAAAGATGATTTGACTCGTGAGCCTGGAAAAAGACTTTCTGCCTCAGCAATAGTTGCATTAGCTTGTTTGGCTAATGATTTGTCAAAACACAAATTAATGCGTAATATAATGCCCTAATAAAAATATGAATCACAATGTCCACTATGTCCTATGTGGCATAGCATTAGTACTGGGAGTGTGTGGTATAATTCGTCCAGCATGGCCCTTATTAGGAGTAGCAGTTATACTATTGGCAATTGATGGTTTTATCAAAGCGTAATGAAAAACTGGCTAATTCAAGTATTTACAGTTAAGCCTGTTATACTTGATGGATTCCTTTATGTATTGATTGCATTATTTGGTGGAATGGAAGCCACATTCACAAGTGATGAAGCGTTCAAATATTTGAATGTATATTTCATATACTATAGCAAAACCATAGTAGTTTGGTTATTGGAAGTAGTTACAGCAATAAAGATGTTTCGTTCTACTTCATACAGTGACCATTTGGCTAAGGTAAAAACAGACCAAGCAATAATTGACGGTGATAGTAAACAAACAGTAATAACCACAGAAAGTAAAACAAATGAAATTAAAGTTAATCCTCCTATTACTCCTATTGAGTCTAAAGCTTAATGCTCAGACAAATGTAATTGCAGTTACGAATATAACATATATTACCAACGGTATTCCTGCAACTAATAATCTACCCTTTGGAACAACAAATATTACAGTAGGAGGTATTACATTAAGCCCTGTTCCAACTGCTGATATTCCTACAAGTGATAGTAGTTTACTTACTACAGTTCAGGGATTTTTTACATCTTTCACTGGACTGCAAACATTCCAAACAAATGATACTATTGAAATCTATACTGGTGCTGAACAAGTAGGCGGTAATAATACTGCTGCTACATTAGGTATTAGTTATAATCCATCTTTTACTCATATAACTACCAATATCTTTATTGGTATTGATTCTGAGACTAGAGCAGCAGGGGTTGGCGGGACTATTCTAAGTCAGAATATTGGAATTAATGCTCACTATGTTTACAAGGATGTTGAATTTCAGGCATTCATTGATGCTAGTTATGAGTTTAATCGTTCTGCTAATTCTTCTCCTTTAGCTGCTGAAGTTGGAGTTAGAGTTTGGAAAGCACTTACAGACCATACATTTACTGGCCCAGCAATTAGTTGGCGCACTTCTACTCCTGGACATGGGACTACTCTTGCTTGGGAGATTGGTGGAACATTATAAGTTGTATGGGTTTTATTAAACCATATCCTCCCTTTGCTTGTCCATCAGGTGATGGGAGGAATTTTGTTCTTGTTGACAATCTCTATTATATTGCCGAAGATGGAACTAAGTATAGAGGAATGGTTGGAGCAACCACTGATGGTGCATCTACTCCGCAGATAGTTTGGAGTAAATTTCCACCATTCGGACAGTATTGGTTAGCAGCAATCTTTCATGATTTTCTCTATAGAGCAGCAGTTGAGATATGGAGTGAGAGTGAACAGAGATGGGTTAGAACTCAAGTTCAAAAAGATGTAGCTGATAGACTACTTCTTGAAGCAATGAACGGCCTTGGAGTTGACCACAATACTCAATGGACAATCTATAATGCAGTAAAAGATTTTGGTGATAGTTCTTTTAGTGATGATTTAGCAAAGCCAATAACCTAATATATGCCTGACATACTCTCTCCACCTTTTGTCTCTACTGCAATTATTCAGCCGCGTCAGCTAAATCGTTGGTTGGATATTAATCCGCAGGGTGGACCTTTAGGTAGAACACAGACTTTTATTACACTCCCTTCCTTTAATGTTGCATACACATGGAAAGGTTATAGTGAGATTGTAGCGGCATTTAACTTTGAAGGGCCTAATAATTTCTCATTGACTTCTCTAAAGACAGAACTTCCTATAAGTCCTAATTATTTTCTATGTATAATGTGGTCTGATAGTAATTTGAGTGTTTATAGATACTCTCTTTGGAGTGGAGTTGGGGAGGTTATATATTTTAATATTCCAGTATACACTGGACAGAAAATAGGAAAGAATTTTCGATTTGAAGTGTGGTCAACTGCCACTGGAAATCCTGCTATTAATGGCGCCAGTATTAACTTCTATACTTCAGTGTTAGGAATCTATGATTATAGATTTGGAGTTGATAGTGCGCTTGTATCGTCTGACCCTATAGTAACTAATTTCTATGATAATATTAAAACAGCAGCCATACCAAATAACTCACAGAACACTCTTACACAACACTTTGTATCTACAAATGGTTTTGCCTCACCTAATTGGAATAGTTTAAGTGATATAACCACAATATCATCTGGAACTGCAGTTCTTAGTAGTATAAACCAAGGCCCAAATATTTTTAAAGCTGTAACCACGGGTGGAACTGCATTAACTTGTTCTAGTTTTGGTGGTGGAGCAACTCCTATAATTCGGTATATAGGTCTATTAGTTTATGTTACTCTTGGCAGTATAGGAGATTTGGTTCAATACAACAATTCCCCACCAATTGCAATTAATGGAATAAATTTATTGTTTGGGTCAAACATGCTTACTCTACCAGCGTCCAATACACTATATTTTGTATGGGCTGATTATGTGAATAATATAGGGTATGTTTATAATGTATATACACAACAAGAGTATCTTGTGCTTCTTACTCCTGCGTCAATAACTGCTTCTACAACCTTAGCAGTAAACGCGTCTCAAACATGTGGAGTGTTAGAAATGTTTAGCTACTTTAACAATAATAGTTTACAAAATATCTTGAATTATATTTTTGCAACCTACGGAGGTTTCTCACTTCCTCTAACATTCCCTACTGGTTCAGTTCCACAACATAACTAATATGCAACCCTCACTCACAGATTTACAAACACCTTTCGACCCTACTTCGTATCTTACTATAAGTGGTGCTCAACTAGAACAATTAGTTGGTGGAACATCACCCTTTACTGACAAAGGACTTTTTATGATTACCACTGACGTAGCTGGTAATCCCCAGGTGCCAAATGCCGCGACTGTTACTAAATGGCAAGTCAATGGATGGATTAGAGTTAGTGCAACTCTAGTTACACTCTATCTTTGGAATCCAAATGGAGCTTCTGACTCGACTTATCTTCAGTGGCAATCCTTAAATACGATTGGCATTGGGGCTGGTTCTATTGTCAATAGCATGATTGCTGATAATACTATTACTGATGTAAAGATTGCTTCAGTTGACTATAGCAAGATTACAAATGCACCTACTGGATTACCTCCCACTGGCGCGGCTGGCGGTGATTTGACTGGAACATTTCCCAATCCTTCAGTTGCAGCACTAGCTATTACTTCTGCAAAGATTGCAGCACTTACAATAGTTCAAGCGAATATAGCTAATCAAGGATTAACTCAAGTAGCTTTAGCAGGTGATGGTTCTGCTGGTGATATGCTTAGAGCGGGGGTTGTGGGTGCTCCTACAATTACAGAGTGGTTTTCACCAGCAAAGACTTTAGTTGCACAGACTTCTTTAGAGACTAATCTTGCTACTAGTCCGTTGAAAGTAATTCGTGCTAATGCGGCAGGAACAGGGTATGAGTATGCTCCTACAGGCGCTAATGTTGTTCAACAAGTATTGTTTCAATCTACAGGAGTATTTACTGATGGTGGTAGTAAGACTCTTGCTATTGGAACTCCACCGACAACATCCAATACTACCTTAGTTACACTGTTTGGCGCAAGTGGAACAATGACATTTACACCAATCAGTGCAACATCTAAGATACTTGTTGATGTTACATTACAGTGTTCATCTCAAAGTGCGACTGTTCTTGCTGCATTTTTGTTTCTTAGCACAACTCCAAAAGCTGGTGGTGTAGCACAGATTTATACTGCCAGTGCTTGTACAGGATTAACATTCTCTTTTGAGATGACTAGTGGTGTAACAACCCCACTCTCCTTCGAGATATATGTTGTTCCAGTAAATGCTGGGGAGTTCTCAATAAATAAGGTTGGAGCTACGGCAATGTTTGGTGGTTCTATCGTTAATTCAACAGTTAAAATTACAGAGATTGTATGAGTTTAGGCTATATTATTACTCAGGTTGGTTATAAGATGGGATTAGACCCAACTAATCCTGCACAACGAACTGTAATGCTGCGCTTTATAAATGAAGCAACAGTGGAACTTTATGACCAAGCTGATATGGCTGGTTCACTAATGGAAATGGTTTTTAGAGTTAATGGAGACCAGACATTATCTCTACCTTGGTATGTGGGAACTATAAGAGCCATTCGTGAATGTGCTTCTTTCCAAGCATGGCATGTTAATCAGATGCGGCCAAGATACAATCAATTCAATTGGCAAGACCAGTGGAAGAATTGGCGTTTGAGGAATAAACAATGCTTACAGGCCACAGTGACTAATCAATCAGTGGTTACTATAAATACTTTTGCGGTTGAGAATCCTCCTGTAGTAGTTACTCTCACTGGGCCTACTGCTACTGCGTCTAAGTGCACAGAGATTATTACACTAAATTCTACTTCTGTAAATAGTAAAAATCAGTTTCTTGACTTTGATGCAATAAGCAAGAATGCTCCTAACCTTTATGACATTACAATTAATGATGTTGATGGTAAGCTTCTAACTACTATTCCCAACACAGAACTTAATGCCTCCTATCAAATCATAGATGTTTCTACATGTCCTTGGTTGCCTCAATCACAGGGTAATCCTCAGTGTAATTATATGGAGGTTCTTTATAAGAGATTTCTTCCTATTCTAACAAATGACGGAGATGAGTTTCCTGCTTTTAACTATGACAATATTATAGTTAATAAGGTGATGCAGTTATGGAATGAAGAACAGAATAAGTCTGATATTGCATTAGCCTATGATAATAAAGCAACTCGCTCTATGGCAAGGAAACACGAGGACCAAAATCGAGAGACAGAAGATATGGTTGCTTTAGTAGCAAATCCGCATGACACTTTCCTTCGTCGAATAGGCTCTGGATTACGCAGGCGTTATTACTTTTATGCAGGACGTCGTCAATAAGATATGAGTGACCCAGTGCCTAGTAAGTATAATCAATCATCATTCATTGGAGGAATGAATCTTCTTGGTGATGATTCACGCTTACAGCCAAACCAATACCGTATTGGATTCGACTTAACTAATCGCTATGATGAGCTAGACCCAGTCTTGCAATCTTCAAAAGACCCTTCTATTCCAGTAGGACTAAAACAAGAGATGGTTACATTTGGTAATTATATCATAGTATTTATTGCAGGGTTTGCTTATTATCGCTACTATACTTCGACTGGATGGACAATGATAGACGGATTCAAAATGTCAACTACTGCTATAAGATTCTGGACTTGTGCTATTCCAGTAGCAGTAACAAACTATGCTCGTATCGCTGCTACTATAAGTACATCTGATAATAGAGCTAATCCAGCTGGAATAGTCAATGTTGCTTCAATATCTGGTGCAGCACAAGGTAACTTACCGGGATTACTTGTTCAGGATAATATAAATCAACCAACTTTCATTTTCATTGGGCCAACTGGAATTCCAGTAAGTAGAGTTACGCAGTCCTTCACACAATGGAGTATAACTTATACTGATGCCAATAACACTACTGTTGCAACTGTGGATAATATTCCTCAAGATTTCCGTGAATATGTTCCTATTGGTAATAGTATGACTTGGAACAATGGAAAGTTATTTATCGCTTCTCAAGATGGAACAGTTATATATCAATCAGTATCTGGTCGTCCACTTGATTTTGTTATTGCAATAAGTAATATTCTCGCGACAAATATCACCACCCAATCATGGACTTACACTGACCCAATAAGCGGGAAATCTACGGTTGTTAGTGTTCCTAAGTTTACTCAATCTGGAGGAGGCTCTTTCGACAATGCCTCTAATTTTAATGCAGGTGGTGATGCCACTACAACAGCTTACAGTGTAGGAGTTGCTGGAATTGTATGCCTCAGGCAGATGTCTAGTGGTGGGATATTTGTTGCGGCTGGTAATGCTTGTTTTGCGGTGACTCAAAACATGACACCAAATGCTCCTACACTGTTTGGTGAATATACGTTTATAAGAACATTTCTATTTAATTCAGTCTGTCTTTCTGACAGAGCTATATTCGATACGCTAGGTGATACTAGATTTATTGCACTAACAGGAGTAAGGTCTTTTAATGCAATTGAACAAACACAGAATGAAGGTAGAAATACTCCCTTTACATCAACAGTAGCCGCAGCCTTTACATCAATTATTCAGGATGCTAATTTTGCATGTGGTATACTATTTGATGATTATGAACTCTACTTTGTCAATACTATATTTGGATTTGCAATTGCGAAGTTTGATACTATTAATCAGTGTTGGACTTCTTTTGATATTAGTCAGACTGGTGGCAAGAGAGTAAAGATAGTTGCGAAGATAGAGCTTACAATTCAGAGGCTTTACGCAATAACAGAGGATGATGAATTATACACACTTTACATTGGCCCAGAAGATGCTATAGCAAGTGTTAGAACGGTGGGGATATGTGCTAATATGTTATACGCGAACTATAATATTAAAATGAACAATCCTGACACTGAAATTAAGTTGAGTAACTTTCGTTGTATAGTAAACAAGATAGTGGGGAATGGAATAGTTACGTTTACTCCACTTGTAGATAATAATCTTACAGGACAGTCTGCTATAACTAAAAACATAATTTATACTCCACCAGATAATCCTTATGTCAATCCAACTAATCTTCCTGATATCAATACTACGCTTCGTAATCTTTTATTCAGCTTACCTAATACTGGACAAGGGTGGAAAGTAGCAGGAATACTGACATGGACAACAGGAGTTATTACACAGTATAGTGCTGAACTGGTTAATAATACTCCAACAAACCCACTAAACAGTCAAGTAACAACAACATGAATAGAGTAATCAAGATTGAAGAACTTGTTGAATGGATATTAGAAAATAGAATTAAGGGTGTTTTCTCTGGTCATCCAGATGGTATTGCACTTCAAGTAAAGAAGTCAGTTGACCAGAATGTATTTTGTTACAGTTTCGATTCTGAAGAAAGACTTAATGGAGTTGTTGTTGGAGAACATACTCATGATGGAGAGATTTGGATTAAAGATATTTTAATAACAGATAGTAGTGTCCTTAAAAAATTTATGAAACATTATATCAATTTGTATCCTGACAAGAAGATTGTCGGAACTTGTAGGGGGAGAGTTAGGATTTTCAATGACCCCAAAAAATTGCTTCGGAGGATAAAATAGTGGGAGAAAATTATAATCAACCAGCCCCTCAAACAGAGGCTGAAGTATTGCAGGCTTACCAACAATACTTACCTTCTCTTACCAATGAAGCTGCTGCTGCAACACCTCAAGTTGCACAAGCTGGATTGAATGCTGCGCAACAAACTCAACCTGGTTACAATGCTCTAAATTTGAGTCAATTGCAACAGTATGCTTTACCAGAAGCACAAGTTGGACAACAAGTAGCTAATAGCAATGCTCAAGCAGGAGCAGAAACTAATCTACAACAGATAGAAGGAGCTGGTGGACAAGCTGCTGCAGCTGCTACAGGACTCAACCGAGCACTTAATCCTGACTATTATCAGGCTCAAGATGCTGCATCTAAAGGTGCAGAGGAAGGGGTAAATGCAATTAATCTTACTGGATTATCTCCCGGTGAAGAAGCTGCTACTGAGCGTTCTTTGAATCAGAGTAATATTGGAACAGGTAATCTAGGATTACTTAATACAGAAAACACCGTAAAGAATGCAGTTGATTTTGGTGGAGCATTTAATAACAAACTTGCACTTCTTAATAATGCTGTAGGAGCAGCTTCTACTGCTGCTAATACTGCTGGAAATAGTGGAGTGAATCCAGTATCAATTGCACTTGGTCAACCCAATCCTTCTACTGGAACTAACTTCGGTTCATCACAACTTACTCCTGCTAATAGTTCTACATCAGCTGGCGCTCAGGGTAATGCTTTTAATTTTGCAGGAGGACTTCTTAATGGAATGAATAGTTCTAATAATGCTCTAATTGGTGCTAATGCACAAACAGGTGCGGCTCAAATCAATGCAAATAGTCCTGCTTCTTACTTAGGTGCAGTATGCTGCTTTATATTCTTGGAGGCATATCATGGTAAGTTACCGTGGTGTGTGAGATATGGAAGGGATAAGTATTACAATCTCAATCCAGATATTGCAACTGGTTATCGTAGAATGGCTAAGTGGTTGGTTCCATTAATGCAAAACTTTAGTTTTGTTAGAGCTATGGTTTGGGTATTTATGGTCGCGCCAATCACGTCTCACTTGCGCAGAGTGACTGGGACAAAAAGATATAACTATAATTCTCGTATTACTCACTTCTGGTTACGAGTATGGTCTATTCTTGGTAAAGGAAAATCTGAACAAGATTATGCTATGACATGGAGATATAATTAGTATGGCAGGAATTATAAAAGGTCTTATTTCTGAAGCTACGGGCGGTATTTTTGGTAATGGAAAAGCTCCTACTGATACTCAATCAGGAAGTGATGAAGCTGTTGTTAATCCAGATATATCATCAGGTTATGTTGATGCTCATCCCTTAGCTCAACAAGTAGCACAAGGAGATACAGGATTCTGGTCTGGTCAAGGACAAGCTAATACTCCTGCGAATAATTCCTTAGCAGGAAGTAATGATTTAGGTTCTGCACTTAGTAATATATTAGGGCAGACTAAAATTGGACAAGGGATTAATTTTGCCAAGAAAGCATACAATACTATAAATCCATCTGCAAATGATGGCACTTATGCAACATCTGAGGACTAAATAATATGGCTGGCGCTGCTCCTTTACTCTACAATCTACTCGCTGCTACTGCACCCAACACTAGCAATCCTGCTGCTGGTGCAAGACAGGTTACACCAGAAGAAATGCTTGCTACTGCTAATAGTGGGCTTGATGAAGATGAACAGTATGATAGTGTAGATGACTACAATAAGAATGCTAATACTGGTGACCCATCTTTTAAACCTATCCCTTCTACTCCTATTTATGTTGACAGGAATGGAAAAGATGTAACAAAGTATGCACAGGATACTTCTAATTATGGCACTAATAGGCTTATGGAACAGCCTAATTTCTGGGAGAGGTTTGCTAATCCTCAAGGTGCAGGTGAAGCTAATAGAGCTAATCAGAGCTATCAATCTATGTATCCATTAGCTCAAAATGAGTCTGATATTCAATCTGGGATTGCTGCTTCTAAAATTGCTGCTATCCGTAATAATGGAGGATATGCTACTCCAATAACTTCGCCTGATGTATCTCCAACTACTGCTGCATATAGGACTGGAAATAATCCATCTGATGCCGCAGCACTTAATAGTAATGAAGCATCAGCAGAACAATTCCTTAACACTCCATACAAGAGAGCACTTGCTAATACAAGTGATTTGAGTAATCGTGCAACACAATCATTGACTGCTGGACAGTTGGGCAATCCTCAAGCAGCCGCTATTGATACTGGTCTTGGACTTAAATATGATATTGGTCAAACTGCTGGTGCATTGCAACGTCAGCCAACGGAACAGAAAGTATTAGATGCTGACACAATCAACAGACTTCATACAGTCACAGGCGTTGACCCTATCAAGATTCAACTAGCTCAACAACAACTTCAAGGTGAACTAGGACGTGAACCTAAGTATGAAGAATTAAGAGAAAGACTCCTTAATAATCAGACACAAGAATCAGTCATACAGAACACTCTTAATGCCGGACGCCTAGGAACTGCTCCTATTGAAGCTGGAAATGAAAGACTTAGAACCTTACAAGAGCGTCGTTCATTGATGTATCAACCTACTGCGCCTAATAAGTATGCAGTTACTCCTTCCGGACAACTAACCACTAATCCATCTTATGTTAATCCTCTCGCAGTTAAGATGAGTGGGATTAATGATATTAATAAACCTATATCTGCTGGTGGAAATTCTAGGCCAGTATCACTTGGGAATGGATTAAACATTGTTCCAACAGCAGGAAGTGGTGTTCCAATTAATTCAACCTCTATTGCACCTTCTACTCAAAGACAAATGAGAGTTGCACAGGATACTAATACTTCTAACATCACTCCTTCTCAGAATAGTTTACAATCACAACAATCTGGTGGAACAACTACTGATGCTCTTAAAGCTCTAGTTAAAAGGCTTATTGCTTCTGGTGTTATCTCAGATGCACGTAAATAATATTTATGCCAATCACACGTGAACTTACAGATGATGAACTAAAGTCTCTTGATGAACAAGGCATAGATTCAGATGCTTATAGAGGACAAAAATTAACTCTCGCAACGGATGATGAGCTACAAGCTCAACAACAAGCCGCGCCTCCTTCTGACACTAATGCACAACCTGCTGGAAAACTCCAAACAATATCTGACACCCTCAAAGCCCATGCTGGTGGAACACTTGTCGGTGGAGCAGGAGCTATTGGTGCATCATACTTACTTGGCCCTGAGGTTGGTATTCCTGCTACTCTTATTGGTGGTGCATTAGGGGCATTTGGTGGTGGATATGTTGGGCAGAAGGCTCAGAGTAAGATATTGGGTGATGAAGAACAACAGAAGTTAGAGGAGCAGGCTCAAGCATCAGCTAGTGAAAATCCTAAGATTGCTGCCGCGACTGATATAATTAGTGGAGCATTAGCTTCTGGAGCGAAATTTAATTTAAGCAATATACCTAAAGCTCTAAGTGGAGATAAATCTGCTATAAGTAAAATAGCTCTCAATAGTCTTGTTAATCCTGCTATCAATACTGGCATTAATTATGCAGCTACAGGTGAACTTCCAACAGCAAAGGATGTTGCTACTCAAGCAGTTGGAGGGGCTTTGTTTAGTGAAGGAGCACAATGGGCACACCGTTTAAGTGGCCATGTAACACTACCTTCTGAACCTGCTCCTGAGATTACTCAATCACCTGAGAAAGAGGGTGGAGTTGTGCTAGAGAATAGTATTCAACAACCAGCAGAAGAAGGTGCACAAATCAATCAACCACAACCAGAACCTGCACCTGAAATTGCAACTAGAAGAACAAGCCCACTTGCTCCAACTACTCAAGATATTGCACAAAGAGAAGCTTCTAGTGCTACTGCTGCACAAACTCTTAACGAACAGTTAAGGAATGGTGTAGGCAAACAACCACCTGCTGAGGGAGAAGTTAGGACTGAAGAAGCATTTGACAAGACTAAACAACCTGAACGTATACCTGTTGTTCCACCTACAGAGGATACTTCTAAACCACCTGCTTCTACTTCAGATGTAACTGAACCCCCTATAAGTGAAGAAGAACAACGTGCTGCATTAGAAGAAGCAGGGATGAATAAGAATGCTCCACCTTCTCAAGACAATGGTCAAGCAGCTAGATTGAATGAATTAAAGAATATAGAAAATCCAACTCCTGAACAGATACAGGAGAGAGATTCTTTGCAGGCGAAGTCTGATGATGTTAAGAATCAAATGATGTCTGAGTTTCAGAAGTTGAAGGGACAGACTACTACTCCAAAAGAAACACCCGGTGACAACAACACTGGAAGAACAGACTCATTGAATGTTGCTAATCTCTATGACCAGAATTTAGGGGAACATATAGCTACTGGAAAAGCAACAGTCAAAAGTTCTTTGGATATTATGTCTAAAGGAACATCTGATTTTGCACCTTTAGCAAAAGATTTATTAACAACTGCCAATGAACAAAAACTTAATGTTCCTGTTAAAGCTAATCTAACGGATAGAAGTCACTATGACCCTGTTAATAGACGCATTAATCTAAACGTAAATGCAGGAGACCAAAATGCTACTTGGGCTGTTATGCATGAAATTGGTCATGCTCTTACTTCTAACAACATTCCTAAAGAGTTTGAGGGACTAAGAGGTGAAGCATTACGTAATCAGATGGATAAGTATCTGACTAATAAAGATGGTGATGAGTCAGTTAAAGAGCTTATTAGAACATACTACGACACTACTAGAAATCTAGGTGTATATGATATGCTATTCAACGATAAAGGGGTTAAAAGTAATAGTGGTATGTCTGCTTTTAAAAGAGGTATTGCTGGTAAGCCTGATACTGTCGAACAACATCTTCCGGGATTGGGTTATCAGATTGGCGATTTACATGAATATACTGATGCTATGCTTTCCGATAGAAAACTACAACATGTAATGAATGAAATGCCGTCTGGAAAGAACGATGGTAAAAGTATGTGGAGTAGATTTGTTGATAGTATAAGTAAGATACTTAAAATTCCAGTCAAACAAGGTTCGTTACTTGAGAGAGCTTTAAAAGCAAATCAAGATATTGTTAGCAAACCAATGACTGAGGAATACAGAACTTCAAGCGCAAAAGAAGCCCCCCAATCAAAAGTTAATCCTATCCCAAAAGAAGATGAAACGTATAGCATGGGACGAGTAGGACGCTTCACTCGAAGTATGATTGATAACATCAAAGCAATCAATCATCCAGCCGCGCGGGATGTTGGAACTGCTTTTGAAAAAACTCTCAATGAAATCCAGCAGAGATATGGAGTAACAGGCAATAAGCTTATTGATACTGCTGAACGCTTACAACTAAGCTCCAAAGACAAAGAACAACTACAAAAAGTATTCGACTATGAAAACCAAAATAACTCCGCCTCTCCCCTTAGTATGTTCCGCAATCAAGCTCAAAGTGAATTCTATAAAGTCGAGAGGCAAGTCTATGCTGAAAGTGGTGAATACAGATTAGCTAATAATGAGCCTGTTTATAGGAATGGACAGCCCACAAAGTTACAACAGAAACCTTATGCTCATCCTACAACTCCATCTCCTAAAGTAGTGGATGTTTATAAGACAAATACTGATACAGCAGAAATAGCACGACTAGATAAAGCCTTCATTGATAATGCAACAAAGAACTATGGTTATAGTCAAAAAGCTGCCGAAGATGAATTAGCTAGATGGAAAGCAGGTGTTCAAGGTAATGCACAGGATACAGGCAACAATATGCAATACTATAATGCTGCGCGACGTGCTCAAGGTATTCCATTACCCAAAGAATTTGCTCGTCCAGACTTACTTCAAAATCTCGAAGCTTATTACCATCGCCAAGCAATAGACAATAGCTTCTATAAGAATGTAGAAAGTAATCCTAAAGTATGGGCTGCTTTAGGTAATACCACTGATGCTTGGAATAAGCCTATTCCTCCTGACCCTACAGGAGGTATTGCGGGTAATAAAGAAGTTAAGGCACAGCTTAAAGAGTTTCAAGGAAGTGCTGGAGATTTGAGTTCTCATAATGAGAAAGCGATTAGTTCATTGGCAACTTCTTTATTCATAGCCAGTCCTGCTCTTGAAGTTCATAAAGCAGTATCTAATCTAGTTAAACTAGCTTCTTTAGCTGAAAATCCAGTTCAGACTGCAAGGATGTTTTCTAGAATGGTCACTGATTTCCAATCTGGTATTGAACATGCAGTTGAGAATGGCGCAACTAAACTCACATCTCGTAGTGTTACTGACAGTCTAAATCGTGATAGCACAATGGCTGAACGTATGCAAGCACTTGCTTATGGAGTGAGGAAGATAAGCTCGCTAGGAATGCTTACTGATAAGTGGGGTGCAGGACTTATGCAAGCTGGTGCAGAATATACTATTCCACTTAAGATACAACAGGCTAATAAAGGTGACACTACTGCACAGAATTTACTACGCAGACTTGACCCTGATTATGTTAAAGGAAAGACATATACCCCTGACCAAGTAACTAAACTCGCCTCTACTCTAACATCCTACATTCACGGAACTCATGATGGTCGCACACTTCCTAGCTGGATGTCAGGTGACTCTGAACTAGCAGGCTTCTTTAAACTAGCTCACTGGTCTGTGGCACAGACAAATAACTTCTTTCATGATGTTTATACACCAGCAGTTAAGGGTGATTATAAGCCACTGATAACTTCATTGTTCGGCGCGGCTATTGGTGGATATTTGATTAAGGATATAAGAGAGAAGATTCAAGGTAAACAAGGACAGATTCCTTCCTTAAGTGAGGTTGCAGCTTCTGATAAGGGACTAAGTGGTAATGGAAAACTCCTTCTTTATAATCTTATAGCATCTGCTCAGTATGCAGGATTTGGCGGACTTCTAAGCCAAGTAGCAAAGTATCCTATGGATTTTATGTATAAGAATAATCCACAGGGAGCAACATTTCCTCTTGATAGTGTGGCTACTGACTTAGCTCAAACATTAGGTCACGTCTCATCGGCTATAGCAAATGACCCCAATGTAAACTACCTTGACTTAGCTAAAGCTGTAACTGCTCATGTCCTTACATCTAACATACAACTTGGCCGTATTGCCTATAATCAAGGTATCAATTCTGGATTTATCACTGGCCAACCTGCTGAGAAGAAGATGTTGACTGACAAGCTCGAAAGCTTGCGGAGATTTAATATGGTTAGTGGGTTGCCATATAATGACCAAGACACTTCCTCCTCGAATCCATATATGAATATCGAACAAAAGAAGTTTAAATCCACACAGGATATAGGTGAAGCTGCAAAAATGCTTCCCGGACTGATAAATAATATTATAGAAACGTATCACGATAAGCCTGATGTTATGATGGCTAAGCTAAAGTCTCTTAAAGAGGGAAATGATTATGCGACTATGCCTTCTGTAGATGATATGCCATTAAGCTTTGCAAAGTATATGGCATACTTAACTAAGAAGGATGGAGCGCAAAGTGCGCAGGATGCTATGATGGATTACTTTAAGCATAAGGTTGTTAATGAGGCGAAGGGGGAGTTGGTTCCATAGCTTTCTTAATATCATTAATTATAGTTAAAAGAATGGAATTTTCTAATGTATCTATAAATGATATTTGATGTTTCAAGAAAACTCCTTCTAGTCTTTTTAGCATTTTAATCCTTTCTTCTTTAGCTTCTTCTTTATACTTTGCATCTAAGTGTTTATATTCTTCTTCTGTCAATAGGTATTGCATATTTCCTTTATTTTGTTAACTGATACCACAACATTGTTTTAGCTGTCTTTTCATCATCCACCGCCTCCACATTTATCTGTTCCGTATCCTGCAAGAAAGTCAAACATTCCTCTAGTTCCTTCCTTCCCACCATTGCTGTAATAGCAATCTCTACATAAGACTTCTTCTGTCCATTTCTTAGGAATTCTAGTATCCTTTGACAACACTTTGAGAATGGAGTAGAACCCTCTAGCGTTATCGCTAAGTGCATATACATTTCTGCTTTTTCAAGAAACTGTATTGCCCAAGTAAACGCGCTTAAAGGAATATGCTTATCTATAGACTCCCCAAAATGATAAGCCATCGCGACTTTCATTACATGAATATTCTTACGTGCATAGTAAGGCATCATCTGCAAAGACTGATTAATTCTCTTATGCTTATTTTCTTCTTGTTCATGCCACCATGTTTGAAGATAGTCCATTGTATCTTTGTCTATGGTGCATTGACCATATAATGAGGCTAGTTCTTTGATGTGGTTTAGTAATTCAGTCTTCGCGGTTTTCTGTTCCTCTGTAAGTTCTGGAATAAAGAATTGATTCTTGCGATTCTTCTTAGCGAATATGTAGAACACTCTACTTGTAAATCCTTCCCCTACTAATTTATCATCAAATGTCCCTTGCATAAAGGATGGAGTAGTTCCTGCAAGAAGATTCAAGCAAGCCCTTCTTACTCTCTCTTTTCCTCTTGTTCTAGTTAGATATTCATAGTCAAGTGGACAGTCATAAAGTCCTAGGAGATAGTTTACTGTATCAGAAGTATGTTTTCTCAACAAACTACCCAACTCCTGCAATGCAAAAGTAATACTGCTATGCCCTATAATCTTTGACACAAACTTATTGTGAGTCTCATTCCACTCTAAGTAATTGATTCTTCTATAGCTCTGGCTAACTGCATCCACTAGCGCCTCATAAGTGGTTGCATCAGCCGCGACTGAGAATGCAAGTGGTTTTAGTATATCTTTTGAACCTTGACCTTTACCTTGAAACTCAGATTGTTGGGCCTTAGTAGTATCTTCTTCGTGGAGTGCCTGAGCAATTAAGGCTTGGTCTTTGTTCATTCCTTCAGTCTTAGGCTTAATATCATCCTTCTTCCAAAACCTCAAGAACTCATTAACCTCTCGTATAACTAGACCCTTACCTATACCTGGCTCTCCTACGAGTATGACATACATATTAGGAAAGCATGGCTGATTAGATGCAGATAACCAGACGCGGCGTTGGAGACAAGAGGATATAAGAAATAGATAACCCCAGTCGACAAAAGACTGTGGGGATGAGAGGTTGGATGTGTAGTTATCCCACCGTTGTTTGTTTGTCATATTAGACATTTTTATCTTGAATTTTTCTTTTATTAATTTAACATACTTTTTAGACGGTTTATAATTAGATGAATTATCATCTGCCGGACTTGCTGTGGTTGTTTTCATATTTGTTTACCATTGTATTTCTTGCAATCCTACTTCATTAACTTCTTTCTTAAAAGGACTCCAATTAAAGCCTATATTGCATTCTGATTTCATATTAAATTCTGTGTTATCTATGGGTGAGACTAGTCGTTGATTCATAAATTCTTTCGCTTTAGTGGAGCATTCTTTCACGTCTAATAAGGGACATTGCAGTAAATAACTATCGTGAGTATCGGCTAGAATATCCCATTTTTTCTTCTCTGCTTCAATAAATTCCTGCATCCTACTATACGCTATACGAGTGATTTCTGCAACTGTCGATTGCGCTCCCCATGCGTAAAGTTCCTTATATATATTCTTAGTTACTTCATAGGAAGTTATAGTATAAGGAAATCCAAACATGTTGTAAAGCATTCTATACTTCTTAGCTTGTTCCTCTATTCTCTGACAACGCTCTACAATCTCAGGGAATAGTGCACGGTATGTGTTAAGAAAATACTCACCCTGTTCGCGGGACAATACAACTTTGCCTGCTGATTTCTCTAAAATATTCATGATGAAAGTACTAGCTTCAATACCATAGTTTGCACTATGACATGTTTGTTTTGCATGGTAATAATACCTACGTGAGGATGGCCAATTATCACTAGATGCAATAAGATTCTTAGTATCAGTCCAAGCAGGATTCTTTTTCAAGTCTTCTATCTTAGTCATAGAGAGACGAAGTATGTCATCTTCTGTAATTGTTAGTCGTGCATCAATTGCTTCTTGATACCACTTATCAGCAAATAGCTTTAGACCTACATAAACGTGTGGCTTTATACCATGAATGAAAAGTTTACGATAGTCGCCAGCAATGCAATCGTAAGCTACTATAAGTGCCTCTGCACCTGATTGGTCTACTTGAACAAAGACTCTTATAGTATTTAATTCTTCTTCTGTGAATACAGAAGTGTCGCCTGTCTGTAACCAGTATTTGCATTTGTCTTTTACGCTATTGGTATAGCCATCTGAGATATAAATCTCGCGCATTGACTTCTCAATGTTTTGAAGATTACTGCCCCACTTCCCAAGTATTTTTGTAGAGGCGCGGCGGAATGTCTTTGGGCCACCCAACTTATATGTGGTTGAGTTTCTCACTTAATCCTCCATATTCGCCATAGATTTTCTCCAACTTGCCTAATAAAAATACTTACACCCCTACTATAGAGAGGTTGATATATACCAACTGGATTAGTCTCAATCTCAATACAATCTCCAATACCACTATCTTTATTAATCAATGAAAGCCTGCACACTTCTGAGGAGAGATTGTCCAGACTGTAGAATCTTTTCTTCGGGGCTAATGGTTGGTTCTTTAGTAATTTCATTATTGTTATCTTTCCAAGGATTGAATTTCAAAGCACCGTATTCTTTCGCTATCTGCCTATACAACAGTGTAAAAGTTATCACTGGATTATCAGGATATTTTAGAGCAAGTCTAAACATAATCTTCTTGCCAAGAGAAGGCTTCTGAGTTTTGGTAGAACGAAACAAAACTGGATACTCTAGTTGAGTATGGAAGTAATTACAGCATTGAGTATTAGAGCCGGGGAATGCTTTGGCTTTGCCCTTCACTGAAGCACGACATTGTAGATGTACAGACTCACCCATTAGTAGACGAATGATACGTATATACTGCATCATCAAACGGTCGTTTTCTTTTTTCTTTTCTTCGACTTTCGCTTCGTCATACTTGATACCTTGGAGTGTGGTAATAAGGTAAGGTCGAATAGAATCATTCGCGCAAATAATTGATTGCTGTAAGCCCGGTATTGTTTTGGCATATTCATCTATCTTCTCCTTAACAAGAAACATTGTGTAAACATCTTTGGCACAGTAGAGTAGCTTATCCATCATGTGCTCTTTGGTTCTATAGGCTCGACTATCACTATCTTTGTGGAACTTTTCCCATGTCCAGTATGAAACACAATGCCCTAAAGACTTCTCCACATCCGGAAAACAACGGTGCATTGCAAGCATTGTATCATAACATTTGTATACTGGAATATGATATTTAGAGGCCAATACAAAGAAGTCAAAAGCCGCACCATTATGTGCTACTACTGTGTTATCCCTAAACGCAATGGAAAGGGCTCTGAGAATAAAAGCCATTGAAGAATGAGCTGGATGATAGTTATAGTCAAGAACAGGCACACTATATACAGTATTACCATCAAAACTAAACGCAAAGCAAAGTAGATTTTGTTCTTCATAATCTGTCTCTATGTCGAAGTAGAGGAATTGTCCTTTTGTTTTGGAGAGGATGTTAATAACTTCATTTGCGCCGGGATAGAGTCTATAGGTAGGTTGTTGTCCCACCCTATTCTGAATATCTCCCTTGAGCACCTGTTTGCACTTCCACAAATCGCGTCTAAGCCAGAACGCGTAATTGGCTCTTTTAGTTCGAGAGAAAGTTTTACCATCTCCTTCGTCCTCATCTTCACTATCTTCTGAACCATCTTCAACATACTCTTTTGATTCTGTATTAAGTCTTTGTTCATGTGCTTTAAAATCTACTGCATCTTGTGGAAAGAAAGATGCTATTGTTGGAATGTTATACTTGGATGTTAATGGACTGCCTCTCATTTCGTTGAGAGTGTTATTTACTGTGTAAGGGCAGACTTTGTGCATTGCATATTCGCCTAGAGTTAATAGACATTTTGTTCCTTCTAACAGAGGCTCTTGTTCATCATCTGCTAAACGAATATCGCACTGCATTATATTATACTCTGGGCGCAGGCAGAAGTCATTGAACATTTGACCTCCGTTTGCACTCAGAAGTATATCTCTGCCGCTATCAGGGAATCGCTCGTTTGAGTGGTCAAAGCGAGAGGGATTTGATAGTATAATTGTTAGGCCATTATACTTGAGTGTGGGTTTAAGGCGAAGTATCATTTGTTCTTAAAGCCCAATCAACTATTTTGTGGGGTGCGATAGTTCCATTTGAAATCATGTATTGAACTAGAGCTAACAAACAATCATTACACACTACACATATTTCTCTTTTTGATTCATACTTCCAGTATTGTTCTGTCATAACATGACATCTTGAACACTGTAAATCTTGTAATTCTTCCATAAAACAAAAAGACGCCGATATTATAACCCTCGGCTAACGGGTAATTGATTATACTACTTCTTAGTAAGCTGCAGCTACAGAATCCTCAGCACACAACCCAAACACATCTGTAATTTTGGGCCAGTAATCCACAAGCTTTGCGCCTGTGATTGGATGAGTCATTAAGTCCCCTTCAGGACGCTTACCAGCTTTCTTAGCTGTTTCAATCTGTGCAATAGTTGGAGTCTTTCGACGTTCATTAACGTCAGACTTCATTCCAACATAGGCACACTTGCCTAAGAGAACTTTAGTATCAGGATTCTCGAAATCAATTGGGTCTTCAATACCAAGTGTTGTGTATAGTTCTTGAGTTTTCTTTCTATTGTTCTTAGTCTTTTCATCATCAAGACCAGACTCTGAATCTGAGTCAAGTGTTGAGGTAGAATAATATTGGGTGCATTGCACCCCTGCAATATTAACTAGCTCACCTGCTACTTCAACTTCTTGTGGTGCCACTACTTCCCAAGTCAGAGTAATCATTGGATTACCGCTAGACTTGGAACGTCCAAACTCAGCTCCACAAATACGGGCTTTGTAGGCGCTATCTGTTGGGAACATTATTTTGCTATTCCATTTTACACTCATGTTTTTATTTTTTGTTTTGTTGTTGGTAGTAAGGATACCAGCCTATACTAGATATTTATTATCTAGAAATTATTTTCTTAATATGTGACGTAATGCTCTATCTGCGTTATGATTTAATTGAAGCGGAAGAGCATTACTTAATTCTTTCAAATCCCTCAATTCTTTTTCTTTCATTTCAATTCGTTCACTTAAAACTTCTCGAAATGTTTGTTCACGCGAACAGCACATAGACTTAGCTGTGTCATCACTAGTTTGGTTATCCATAATCTTAATCCCCATCTTGGCAGAACGTCTCTTTAATGTAATCACAAGCCAAGCTAAGACTTCGTTCGTGATGAGCAATAGAAGGCATTCCTTGCTGCGCCATCATTTGTTGTTCAACAGCAGATGCCGATACTATCTTCTTAATGTCAGGATGACCTACGACGTAACCATTATCAATTTGTGTTATTTGTATTTGGAGTTTATTCATGTGATGTTTTCTTTCTTTTAAATCGTCTTTCCATGTTTGTAAGGACGAGTTAAATTGTATTCATGTTTTGTGAATATAGGCAAAGCAATCTTGTGTTTTACCATATAATGAAGAAGTCTTATTAATAAGTCTGCCCCCTCTTCTTCTTCAGCAGTAAACATTGGAATGTGTTCTGATGGTGGATTGTTATGACGAATCCCTTCTACCATCTCAGAAAGCTCTGTATGCATTAAAGCAATATCTTCTAGCTTACTTGACTTAGTAAACCCTTGTTTTGTCATGTGAATACATATTTCATTTGCAAACTCATCTAACAATTCTACCAATAAATTTTGCCTTTCTTCAATCATATCAGTTTCCTCCTATACTTATTAAAGCTTTTCGCACTTGCCACAATAAACTTTGGAGCACTCACCAGTGTGCTACTCCCACACTTCGCTACATTATCAGATGTTGTTTGCCACATATATATTGTCCTATGTTCTTCCTTTGTTGATTTTATTGCTTCTTCATAAAGAGACTTATTCCCTCCACATACTTTCTCAAGAAAATTCTTAGCCTGAGTATCATCTGCTGGCTTACCAAATGCGTGACACCTAAACCAATCAGTAAAATGTCCCATAATCTGGTCACCAAACTGACCTGTAAGAAGAGGTCTAACCATACCATTAAGGTCACCATCATCATTCCGCGCCGCTATTTCATGTATTAAGTATATGACATTACAGCGTAGAAGTTTAAGTAATTCACACACTTCACCAAAATAAGTTATTTTATCAGACCATTCTCCGTAATCATCTATCTTGCCAGACTTAGTTAGTTTTGGATTTAAATTATACTGTGCTAGACAGGCGTTTTGAAGTTGTGTAGAACCATCCAGAATTAAAGTCTGACTAGAAGTCAGCTTCATTCCCTCAGACGATAACCATAGAAGTATGGCATCTCGACGATTAGGCGGCGCCATTATACCATCCCTTTTCTTTATCTTATCAACGAATGAAGGGTTATAAAAAGGAACATCAATAACATCAACTCGTCCTGTATGTGCTCCTAAGCCTCTATCAAGATTCAAAACTATGGGATTAGGAAATGTTAGTGCAGCCCATGTCTTACCTGTCTTTGGATAGCCTTGAAGTCCTAGTCTAAGTTGTGGGTCAACAGGTGATTCGGCTAGTGTCATACTGCCTGGTGGTTTGTATATTTCTACTTCTTCTTTTAGTTGTGTCATTGTATTATCTTTCTTAGTTGTGGTAAAAGATTTTCTGGTTGTTCAAATGTATTGGAGATTTCAAAGTCAACTGGAAATAATAGTTGTTCAGAGTCATGGGTATCTATTAGTGGTGGGAATCCATCCGTATTAATTCCTATAACGATTCCACCCATTTGATGTATAATGTCAGCCTCATTTTGGAATCTCACATCAGGTGTAATGATTGTGCAGTTAGGCATTTCAGATAGCATATAGCATACCTTATCATGCCATTTTTTTATCCAGTAATCTTCACCACAAAGTTTGCGGCGGAAGTCTGTTCCCCATCCTTGAAGTATAAGACGGAAGTTTTCTTTGTGCTTATTGATATATTCTCTATCCATCCTTATAGCTTTTGCTATCTCATCTTTTAATTCATCTGCGAACGCTACTCTAAAACATTTCTCCCATCCTATCATTGTCTTTAGAATATTGCAGACTGTATCTTTGCCTGATTGTTTCTTGCCGGCTATGCCTATTATTCGGTGTTTGGGGTTCATTTTTTTAATGCTCTTAAATGTTTTCTTCCTTTAGCTGCAATCTGTTCTAGTTGTTTATGCACATCTTCACTGTCTTTCATGGCTAGAGTAGCATCTTTTATCTCTTGTTTTGGTTTGTTGAGTGGGTCAAAATTATTTATTGCTCTAATAAAATTTTCTTGTTCATACCAAGAAGGAAATGCAACACTCCGTTCATTAATCATTCTTCTTGAACGCCTGTAGTGTGCTTCTTGTTGTAATCTTACTTCAGTAGCAGTTCTTCTACTACTTTCTGGCCACTCACCTAACATTTCTCGGTGCCATGTTCTACATGTAGCATGGTCATAAATATAATCTTCATACAGACATTCTAGTTTATCAAGAGCTTCTCTATTACACTCTCTCACTTTAAATTCATAAAAAGTATCTGAGCCTTGTGAAGGCATTACTGAATTAAACCTAAATGTTGCATTAACCAATTCAAATTGTTCATATCGAACTCTTTGGTATGTTTCTTTTAAAGATACACAACCTCTTTTTGACATAGTCATAAAGAACCAAACATCAGAATTGTCTCTCAACTCTATCATCTTTCCATGTTTTGTTCCACCAAAGAATCTTCCGTAAATCATAATCACTTTGTCCAAATCAAATCAGGATTCTCATCTTTAAGTGCAGTCATAGAAGTCTCAATGTAATCTAAGACTGCTTGTGTTTTTTCATTGGAACTTGTTTTACTATTAGAAGTCCACAACCAATGGAGGTAGTGTGCAGGAACATCTTGCATTGGAAGATCTTTATGTTTACCAAATGGCATTGGTGATAAGTCATTTAGAATCATATTTTTCGTTTCAAAGGTTCAACTATACAAGGCATGGTTATTCCACCTAAATTTGGGTCACAACAAATACAAGCCCAACCTTTGCCATGAAATTTATGTGTGGCTTTTCTCTTATGAGTTTTACACCATCGATGTTCATTGTTAGGAAGTAATTCATAAAAAGATTTTTCCATATCTTATTCCTCCATAGCATCATAGTTAAGTGGTGTAAATTCCTTGACTATAAAGTCTTTCTTCAATATCAGATTGCCTATAGTCTCACTATTAGCACACACATTCGCGAACTTACATAAGCCCCAAGGTTTTGTGCAATGAGTATTTACTATACCTTCTTTGGGAATATAGCCAGTCGAAACCATCCTACTTATCTTGTGACACACATCATCAATTTGAAGTTGAAAGTCTGCAATCTCCTTCGCACTATACTGAAACACTTCGCTGCGCTTTATGACGTTATCATTAGCGTCTGGTTTAATTTGAATTGCCTCTATAAAAGTCCCCATTCTAGTCGCGCCAATGCGTCCAAGTGTGGATTCAGGTTCACGTTGTGACATTAAAAGGCATACCATGTGATAGATACGTAACTGTGCTGAGACTTTAAAACTAGAGAAGAACTTAGTTAAGTCCCATTGTCCAGTGGTTTTCCAATCACCTACAGCAAAACATCCTCCTTTGAATTGACCTATCTTATCTATTGTTCCTTGGAGTCGAACTATGATGTGGTCATCTTCATAATAGGGAATATCGAATGTAATCTCAGTCGCGGCCTTACCATCCAATACTAGAATATCAAACGTGGATTCTTTCTCAATGTATTCTGTCCAGAGAGTAAGGGCTGTGTTAGTTAGATGACGGAAGTCGTCATAGTAAGATTGCTTGGGTGGAGCAGGTTCTTTTAGGATATTGAAAGCATTCTTTGCTTTGGCTAGAGACAATGATACATCTGATTCTGTCTTATACATTGTATCTATGAACTTGTGAAGTGCCACACCGTAGACTGCTTTAGATGATGGTGGTTGTTTGTAACCCTTAATTACTGTTAAGTCAAACTCAAAAGCACAACCTATTGTTCTTAAAGCTGTGGAGGAAAGACGGATTAGTTGTTTAGACATATCAAATAAATTCTGTTTGCCCGACTGTAATAGAAACAGAATCTTGATTATATTTTTTGCGAAGTATTGAAAGTTTCTCCTTCAATCCTGAAAGCATAAACTCTTTTATCTCTCCAACCCAGCAAGCATTCTGCCACTTTTCCCACCCAGTGCTAGGCGCTGAGAAATGAACTTCATCTATATAATCAACCAATAGTTCTCCAATATCACAACAAAACTGGTGATATTCTTGTTGTGTTAGTTTATTATCTGTGTTACCTATCTGTAATGTGATTGTCATTTCTTTTTTCTCTTTAGTAGAAAATCAAATTCCATTCCACACTCTTGACTTAGTTGTCTTAAAGCAGCTTGCTTTTGTGGAGACAAGACTGGCATAGATGGCTTCTGACTTTCGGTTTTCTTTATTGCTCGTTCTCTTGCTGCATACTCAGGACGAGTAACAGTAAGAAATGGTTTAAAGTATTCTAGTAGTTGACTATCAGTCATTTGCTCCAGCTGTTCGGATGAGCATTCACACAATTCCTCGATGGTCAAAGCTTGGCTTCTCCTTCAAACTCTTTTATTATAGCTTTAGCATTTTTATACCAGGGTAATTCATTTCCATCTTTATCTGTTGAATCACATTCAACCGTATTGATTGCTAATTTAAGCCCATTGATTGCTTTAATCGTTATAGTTGATACTGGCACAGCATGAATTGGTTCTATAATATGCCATTCATCTATATAACCATTTCCCATTTGTTTCTTTGCCCAAGGATAAAATTCCCATATATTATCTGGTGTTGGCTGTCCCCGTTCAGGACACCTAACCCATCTTTTACCAAATATTAGTCCAGTAACCTGTGCCCAATAACCCCCTCTAGCACGACGATACCATTTAAAATATGATAGTAAATTCATAGTCTCATTCTTGCAATGAATGCACAGTTATTCGGATAATCTGGCTGGTATAGCCAGAACTGTATTTGCCACCACTCATCAAACTTTTGGTTTAAATAGTTTAAACACTCGTGATATAACCATGTGTTAGGAAAGTAAATCTCTAAGTTCACCCAATCCTCATTATCTTTATGAATGTATTCTCCACATGAGCCATCACACTATCAAGCCCATTCAATTCCTCTCTAATCTGTGCAACCTCAACATCAGATAAACAGAGTGGCTCCATAACAAATGGAGTAACATCATCTGACTCTAACCAAGTATCCATTCTCCGCTTCCATAAAGGAACATCTTGTGTTGCCATTATAGGCTTAGGAGATTGTATTTCTTTTTGTTCGCGTCGAAAATCCTCAGCAAATCGAATGCTTATACCTCTGCCTTTTTCTTGGGTGATACGGACTACTTCATACCAAGCTTTATAAACTCCTTGAGGGTCTAGGCAGTCGAGGAGGAAGTGTATAGATTGGTTGATGCGAGCATAGAGAGTATTCTTCGCCATTAGTTCTTCGTTCTCTCCACAGAATGTTTTGTAGTCATAGATAATATCCACTCTGTCAACTAGCATCTTATCTATTTCCTTTTTTATAGCTTCTGCATAATACTGTTTATAGTAAGGTGCATTGCTGCGACGAGACCATCCTTTTGGCTTCTTAGAAGTCACTAAATCCACTAGTTTATTCTGGACTATTGGGTCAGAGAATACTTCACGGAGATTGTTTAGTTGTTCGGGAGTTGGCATTATATTAATTGTAAATCGTTATTAGTCCAGCCACACAATTTTGATTGTGCCACAGTTGCTTAATCTAGAGCTAATCATCATTGCATATTCGACTGGACTAAATTAAATGATACCGTATGGGTGGGATTTTACCACTCTTTCTTTTGTGATGCGATGTGTTATCACTTTATTCCTACGCTCCAGGCGGGATTCTAAAGCCATACCTATCAATCAAAAGCGTGTTTGCCACATTGCTCAACACTACACTACGGTATCAACTGATTGTGTATTTGTATTGGATTTGAACCAATGATGCAGCCTTAGCCACATACCTATTGCTAGGCCATTTAAACCACTCATGCAACATTTACACAACCAAAATCTTTCTCCCCTCGTCTTAGCCGTGAGACTAAGGACACTGTAATAGTATCACTTTCCACGCACGGGAGAGATGACTGATAGGTTCTTAAACCCAATCAGGGAATCAGATGGATGTTATAGTTAATCCATCAGTAACTATACAATCAGTCATGAATACAGATTACACACTCGTAGCAACTATAGAAACGCTAGAGTAGATTCTGTTGGAGTCGACTCCTGATTGCTTTGCTGAAAGCGCGACTTTGTTTGCTTTATCCGCAACATAAGAGGTCTCAGCCTTCCAGTAAATCACTATCAACTAAATTCAAAGAACAGTGTTTTCGCCTACAGGATATTGTAAGCAAGAAGTGTGCCAAGTGCTGTTATACCTATTCATATACAATAGGAATATACTCTAACATTCGCCTTTCAATATTCCATTTATACGATTCTGGAACTTCTCTAAGGCAGTTGCATCAATAGTTCCATCACCTCCATCACATTCTTCTTCAATACGTTTAAGTAGAAGTGCCATGCGCGTATTCTCTTTCTGTAGTCCTTTTATTTCATTCAACACATGACAGTTTCCAACTCCATCCCAATAGTATACACCGGGAACTTTGAAGTTATTATCTGCCCAATAAAAGGTTGTGTTATTGTCTATACACAATACTTGCATTGGACTCATTGCTTCTAACTCTTGCTTGTCATAATTCACAGGTTCACTCATATTTTATAATCTCCCTAATACATTATACCGAGTTATGTGTCGTTGAATACTTCTTACATTCCATTGTAAGTCTAACTTTCCAGAAGTTAAATCATCTCTATATCTCTCCAAGAACTTCGCTCCACCAGCTATACTTTCTGCTATTGGAACTACATCACACATTCTTTCTTTGAGTGGTGATAAGTCAACCTCTAGCATACTTATACGTGCATAGAGGTCGCCTTGAAATAATCCATTCTCATACAACTTGAGTAAATTCTGATTAGAAGCGCAAACAAACTTGCAGTTAATATCCTCTTCTTTGTTACTACCTACAGGTCTAACTTTCTTATCTTGTAGAGCACGCAATAGCTTACTCTGTAAATGCAGAGGTAGTCTATTTATCTCGTCAAGAAATACTATTCCGTCTTGCGCAGCTACAAACAATCCTTTCTTATCACTTTCTGCGCCAGTAAATGAACCTTTTCTATGGCCAAAGAGTTCACTTTCTATTAGATTTTCTGGAAGTCCTGCACAGTTTATACTTAGGATTTGTCCCTCGCGATTGCCTATCATAGAGCGTGCTATGATTTCTTTTCCAGTTCCAGTCTCACCTGTTATAAGAACATCATGATTTGATTGTGCCATCTTGCGAACATCTTTCTTCATAGATAGCATGGCATCATCTACTGTTATAAACTGTTGTAGAAATTGTTCTCCACGTGAGAGGATGTTTTTGAGTTCATACTTACCTTCCTTAAGCGACTTCTCGTAAGTAAACGGAAGCTTGTTATCGTTAATCCATCTTACTATAGAGTCTGTAAGTTGACCCTCATTATCGTTGGCTACTAGAGCTTTTAACTTACGAATCTTTTCTGCTATAACAGAAGCAGATTCTTGTTGGGTATCAGGGATTGGTTGTTGTGCTTTTTGTCCGTATATCATTTCTTTTCCTTTAGATAAATTAATGTCAGCATGTAACAGATATAAAATACTTCAGTAGTTAATATCCACAAACATAATTCAGTATAAGTCATGCTATTCATTTCCCTTTCCCTCCAAATATTTTAGCACACCACTCTTTCCATATTGATAGTGCTTTATCTCCTGTGTAAACTAGCTTGTGGTATTTTGTAAATGTTAGAGTTAGTTCAGGATACCAAATATCAATGGAGCCTTTTGTTTTTGCAAAGTCAAATAACAATGTAGTAGTTCCAAATACAAACTCTTTTTCGGAATACATTGTTCCATTAATACTAAATACATAAGGTCTAAGTGGTGCATGTCTCTCAAACCTCACTCCATTATTATCTGTAACCCATAACAACTCTGCATGAGCTACTTTGTTTAGATTAACTACTACTTTGTTGTGTTTTTTCATACTGTTTCTTTCGTTTTTCTATACTTATTTTGTAACTTCTTTACAAAGACTTCAACCTCTCTTGTGCAAAGCCAGTATCCAGCTTGGTGGCCTTCCATGAAACCAATCTCAAACTCTGATAGAACTCTTTTACGTGTTTTCTTTTTCATTTAGTTTTCTTTTTAGTTTTATTATTTCTTCACTATCACCTTGTTCTACTGCTTTCACTAACAATCGTTGTATTACTTCTTTGGGCATACATTTCCAGTATTTATCTGGAGGGTAAAATAATCGGAGTGGTTCTTTGCTGAAGTCCTCAACGTGAACTAGTAATCTTTCCTCATCAGAAAGATGATGATAAAATCTCTTTTCCAAATTAAACCAAGCATATCGTTGGTTGTCTGTTTGAACTTCACAGAAGTCTTTGAAGGAGAACATAGGTTATTGCGGGTACATACATGCTATAGCCCACGCAGGAAGTATAGATAGTGTTTCTCTAATTTTTTCTTGATGAAAAAGATACATAGTTCCTTTGTAATCTGGCGGAGGATTGTTGGGAATATTTAATAGTGATATCGTATTATCATCACCGCTATTTGACCAATGAGTTAAACACTGTGACCATCCATTTTTAAATTCATGTGTTGAGTATCCCCTGAACGAGATTCCTTTAGAAGTAACTTCATATGAATATTCACAATAAGTCTCTCGCGAAAGAGCATTATCACAATCATAATATTGGTCACTCCATCTTGTTCCAATCAATTTACGCTCAGCATTATGATGAAACGTAACACACATTGCCCCACCAACATTGTGTTGTATAACATAACGATCTATCCTTGCTATCATGTCATGCAACTGCCACACCTTAGCTATCATCATTGCAACTGTTTTAGTTTGTTTTTTCATAATTATTATACTGCTTCTTCTTCATCTTCACTCTCTATAGTAAGTTCTATCTCCCCTGTATCATCCTTAACTCCTTCTGTAGTCTTTATTACTTCTTCTTTTGTTCTTTTGCCAAGAATAAAGTCAGCCCACGATTCTCTCTGTGCGCCACATATCTTGCTCAAGCATCGGAATTTTACACTAACTATTTGTGCTATATCTTCTTCGATTGTGTTCTTATAGAAGAGCATGATTTGCTCAGTGAAGCTCAAGCTATTAAGTCGCGGCACCCTACCACTACCCTGAACCATTTCTATTGCACTATAAGAAGGAGCAAGAAAAGTCTTTCTCTGTCTTGTAGGAACTTTAGGTATATCTTCTTCAAGTGCATATCCAGATTCTTTACGACGGCATTTGAACTCTGTTAATTCATCAGTATGATGCAAACTTAGCCCTACACCTCCTGCTTTGAAAGTGAATATTGCAAACTTACTCTTACCTGACTGAAAATTATCAATCTCTGATTGCCGTTCAGTTAAATCCTGCGCCCCTAAAGCATACTCTTTTGGAACTCCAATGAGTTCATAGTCTTCTATCTTATCGAGGTCTAAGTCCTTCATCATTTCCTCGACATCAAGTCCTGCTTTCTTAAATTTATCCTCCATCATTCGCATCTTAGCTTTGGCTTTCTGCTTTTTGTTCATAGCAGTTTGACCACCACCCCATATTAGAGATATATCTGAACGCTTCCACTTATAGGTTTCTATAAGTTCCCTTACTGTGAGTATGATTGTTTTCTTCCACTTAACTCCTAAGACTACTGCATAACCATTCCGAACTGCTTCATCAAGCCGCTTAGCAAATAGCTTATGCTTTATACTTTCAGCGGCTATAGAGAATGCAGTTAAAATCGCGAATGGATGTTCGGAAGCTCCCATATCTAACTTGGCTTTTTCTTCTTGAAACTTCTGCCATGCTTTAGTGTATTCTAGAAATTCTTCTTGGTTTGGAGTTACAAGTTCGACCCTATTTCGTGCTTCAAACTGAGGTCTTACTCCGCGAACTCTAACAACATAATCGTCTAAGTCTGACATCAGACGTTCAACTGCTGCTTCGTTATAATCTTCTGGGTCACTCTTATCTCCACAAATTATATGTGCATAGGAGTTCCAGTTATTTTCATTCAACACTGTCCCTTGTGGAAAGCCTAAATGCTCGAGTGGTCTATGAGTTGATATTGCAAAACATTTCGCTTCGCTGACGCGAACGAAAGGAGACGCAGAAAAGCTAACCATTACTGCATTCTTTCTTATTTCTGTATAAGCACACATGAACTTATGTTGGCTACTGCCGGGATTCTTTGCTCCTTGAGATTCATCAAATCCAACTACGCAAGGATTCATTCCTTTCTTCCAGATAAACTTTTCATGTTCTTCGCCATCAATGATTATAGGCTCTCTTTTGAGCCACATTTCACCTCTCTTACTACGCAACTGCTCGATATTGATAATCTCCATATCAACATTCGGTTCAATATTAAATCGCTTCTTCATCACTCTACCAGTTTGCTCTACGATTGTGGCCTTGGAAATGAATAAGTAGGGGATATGAGAGAGTGTCTTATCCTCATGGTAACCCATATCCATTAGACGTCTAAAGAATGCGCCAGCTATAAATGTTTTTCCAGTGCCAGTTCCAGCAAGAACTAGAATGCCACTCTTCTTTTCTACAACTACTTTATGAAGTATTTCTGCTGTTGCTTTCTTCTGGAACCAATAGAGAAATGTGTTTTCGTTTGGTGATTCTATGAGTCCGTAGTTGTTGTCGGCAGAGTAAATAGCTCGCGCGGCCTCAGAAACAATATCACTTGGCTCATTCTTGGTTGCTATCTCACAAGCTTTATCCGTTTGTTTTTCTAAAACTTCACGTTGTAATTCTTTGTGAAGAAGCAATAAGTCATTTGATTGGGGCTGTGATGGCGCCGAGGACGGCGTGACAACTTCGCTGGACTGTGCCTCGCCAAGCTCGGCAACTAACTTCTTCTCAAGTTCATCAACTTGCTTTTGGAGAAAGTCTTTTAGTTCTGGAAATGTTAATTCAGAATCGCGTGATGGATATCGATGACAATTTTCAGCATCACTTATATCGTGATTCCAAATACTGTTTGTGTTATCATCAATCCACTTGTCATCGTAACCAAGCTTTTTGAACAGTCCACCCCAAGTTTTTTCCATCTCTCCAAAGGAATATGCAGCTTTAATTCCATTGTGGATTATTTGGAGATTCTTTCTTTGCTTGTCTTGTTGTTTTTCTATGGTGTTTTTCATTTCTTTTTGATTGTTTCAACAGTAAAACAAAGAAACGTATATCTATTGTGTGTATCTATAACATTTTTTTGTTCATCACATGGCTTAAAATGTTCCATAGTTAAATACCATGTGTTTAAATGTATATGAATTAAAATAATCATTTGATTATAACAGCAACATTGACTGTTAATTTTTTACTTCCCTCTCTTGTTTCAAACATCCTAGCCATTTGTAACATCAAATATTTTTTAAGGCTAGTATTACTAGCAAGTGAATCAACTTTTATTTCAGCAACCATTATTAATGTTCTTTTCGTTGACATTTCTCTTTTTTTCATATATCCTCTGCTTTTGTTATAAGTTTTTTGTTGTGTTCACTTAGAAATACGTTCATACCCGCTTTCTTCTTATTCCTTAATAAATTCTCCGCAGACCTCAGACAATATTCTAAGTCCATCCCAGTGCTTAATCCTATACACTTAGAGAGAATCTTAACATTTGCCTCGAATATGAAACGTTCTTTCCGTCTATTATCAGAAGCAATCTTTTCTCTACTCCATATATCGTGATGAGTCTGCCAAGATGCTAAATCCCATAGTAGTGGTTGTTTTAGATGTGGTGATAGTTCATCTGCAAACTGTATGTAGCAGTGTGATTTATTACCTGTTAAACCTATGATAATCTCCGCAAGGAGTGGTTTTATTGGCCGCGCAAACCATGTTCTTTGGTGAAGTTGTGGATTGCCTGATATATCGGGAGGGTCTTCTCCTAGTGCTAGAGAGACTAGTTCGGAGAGTGGGAGAGTTATATTCATTCAACAAATAAAGTAAAACACAGAAAGGAATATCTGTATCCTTTATCACTTATCGCTCCGTTTATATTTTCTAGTGGTGTGTGAACTATTGTTAGATACCATTTTGTGAGATGAAGTTGTAGTAATATTTTCATGTGTTACCTTTCTTTTTGTTTGTTTAGTCCAAATAAAAATTCCCTATCCAACTATACAGTTAAATAGGGAACTTGTTGTTTACACTAAACTACAACTACTTAAGCCGCCTTAGCCGTAACCTCTTTCGCTTTACGAGCAGCAACTCGCGCTGCATACTTATCTTTCATCAAGGCATATGTTGCCTTCAATGGTCGAACTTGAGCATTGAGTTTCTTCATTGTATCCTCAAGCTCTTGAGCAGCCTCAGTTTTGGGGCCATCTTCAGTATTATCAGTGGTTTCACCAAACTTGGGATTCTCAATACAGGCATTAATCTGGTCATATAGTTCTTCCAAATCAGTCTCAATGTCAGACATCTTTTGATAGCCAGAAGTAAACTCTTCTGCTTCATGGATAAATACATCCATTGGAAAGATACCATCTGCTTTAAATTTCTTACTAATCTCTGTCGGAACTTCAGGAGAAACAATCTCGGTATAAATGTCTGCAAAAATACGGCGAGCTGTTTTGTTGACTGCATTGATAACCCAATCAAGTCCAGCCCATTTCAAATCATCTTCGGCTGTTGCAAGACGAAGAACTGGGGCATAGAACTTGTGACCATTGAGCGGACTTTTCTTACCAAAAACTTGCTGTTCAAGCTGTTTGGTTACTCCATTACGAGTTACGAGAACTGGTTTAGGAGCTGTTGGAGCTATGTGACTATGTGCTTCTGTTGACATATACTGTGTGGTTTTTCTAGTTAGGAGACAAGTTGTATGTCTGCTTATTTAATCTAACAGGAAATTGATTATTTACTTAGAGACAAGTAACTCTTAGCAAGAATCGTGCCAAGGGTTGTATAAGTGAAGGTAGAGGGTTATAGAATGGTATAGTTGTAATTACGATTACTACATTGCATCACTCCACCAAGAGCAATACAAAGATTACCTTCTACACTTGTGGATTTTTTACCCTTACTCAATTGAAGTATTGTATTCCTTCTTACTTGTCGTTAGTCTTTTAGTTTACGTTTTTGTTTTGTGTTGTTCATGTTGGATTTAGTATTTGTTATGTAAATATATCCCAATCATCTATTGCAAACATGGTGTTTATTTGTGCTTCAAACTTCTCTTGTTCATAGGTGTCTAAATAACTTAAGAGAAATTCGCGGGTTAGTTTGTCTTCATTGTATTGTGTGTTTTCGACTGTATTTTTTGGATTTAGTTTTTTCATATTTCTTTCTTTACCTGCGCTGGCGGGGTGATTGGATAAGCTAAATCGTATAGAGTTTTCAAAAGCAAATCTTTTTCTCTCATAAAATAATATACTTTCTCGCACTGTCACCAAAAATTGGAAATATCCGGGTCATTCCGACAGGCTTCAAATTCCTGTCCAGCTATTGAATCACTATCAAATCCTGAATCTGCCGTTACTATTCCAACATCCGGCGATTGCTCTGTAAAGTAGGCCGCACCAAATAAAGTATAAATTTTAGCATGCTTGACCGTTATTTGGCTATCCGCAAACAAAGGCTCTCCTTTTTCATTGCGACCAACGCTTTTGCTGCCTTTCTTGATAATATAACCTTGTTCACTCCATTGTTTAAATGTTTGTGTCATAAAATAATGTCCTCAGTTGTGGGGTGGATTATGGAACATCATCCGGGAATATTGGCGTGAACCAATCAAGCGCGTCCCACCAAGCATCTTTTATTTTGGCGAAGTTTAGCCTTTTACAAAGTGACCACGGCCACACAATGCACAACATTAAAAGCACAATAGGAAATCCCAATATTCTATATATTATTTTCATCTTTTCAATTTAGGTTGCGGAGGGGTGTTATTAATTAATATCCAAGTTGACTTCTTGTTAATTCACTAATTACACGTCCATTTTTCAAAAATTTCTGTCCGGTTCCATTGCCCATAGATTTAGCAGAACGACGGGATGTTAGTTTGACTGCCATTGTGGGTTTGTTTCGTTGTGCAATAGAGTATTGGGTTAGTCTGTAGAATTCGCGAGCGTTCATTTGGATTGTAGTGGTGAGATTATTCCTTGTGATTCTAATATTTTGTATCTCATCCTAATATGAGAAGGAAGAAGATTTCCTTTGTATGATTGAAAAACAATATTAATAAAATCACTTAGTTCTTCTTCGGTTTCGAGAGTTAAAACAAAAGGTTTAAAAATAGGCTTTTGTTTTGGTTCAGTTAATTCTATTTTCATTTGTTTATTCCATTACAAACAATTGCTAATATAAAAGCAGTTGCGGTTAGTGAGAGGGCGAGTAGGATGGTTAGCATAGATTATAGTTCACGATACGTGCAATAATCAAATTGCTGTATGCTTTCTTCCGAACCATAATGAATAAAAGAACCTTCGCCATTAAACAGAGTTATTATCCATGTTTTAATCATAAGTTTGTGCTTTTCCTTTTTGTTATGAGTTAATAATTGAATGGAGATTAGTAATAATTGGCGCCAATGTAACGATACTGCTCACCGTGGATTTCCACACTGTCAATATCTCTATACTAGTTGTGTGCGCACATAACCAGTTAATCACATATTACTAACTAATCTCCATTCAATCATCTAACTATGTTCAACCCTATACTGCAACAGCTATCTACTGCTAGCATAAACCATGCCAACTTAATCTTACTGTAAAACAGTTCATAATGTCGTTGTATTTCTATATATACAACGCATATCGTCGTGGATTAAAGATATATTTCACTTCGATGGTTGATTCTTCTATTGGATTGCTTCTGTTCATTAGGGTAGTATTCGTGCTATTGAGCTAGTGCTAACAAGAAGCCTCTCAATTCAGGGCTTGCCCTGATTGCTCCATGCCATTTGAGAGTGATTTGTTAAGGATTATTCTATTGTTAGAGTAATTTCGCAATTTGTCCACTCTCAAGGGAGTCGTGATTACGTAGATTTGAACATCTAAAGAACTTAGATATTACTCCTTATTCGATGGATTTTTCTACTACGTATGCTATGTCAATAAAAACCCCTTAGTCAAATACTTAGGGGAAAGTGAAATGGCCAGTGAACATGTAAAGTGTTCACTGGCCATTGTGTAATTAGGCTTGCAGCGGATTATTCCGCTTCAATCCTGTCCGCTGCCTCATTGACGAATGCCATGATACCCTTGTCCATTGTGCAATCGTTAATGACCAGCCCGGTCTTGCGTGCGCCATCCAACTGACTGCAAACACTGGCAACATTCATTGCCCAACTTGAGAGTATCTTGACACCCTGAGTAAGCTCCTTGAGAGTCATTTTACCAGACTTGTCAACGCTCTTACCATAGGACAACTTAACCTTACTAGCCCCCAATTGCCCAGCGTCAATTCCCAGGCGCGAAGCAGTTACGTGAGCTTGTTTGTTATCAAAGCCAAGCAAGCGTTGCGAATCGTGATATAACTCACTCATTGCCGGACTGTAACGCCCATTGCCAAACTCACCAAGCTTGACTTTACGCTTGGCAATACTGGCACTGTCGCTGGACTGGACAGGTGCAACTTCATTCGCCGAGGACGGCGCGGATTGTGTTTCAGTAGCTACTTTCATTTGTTTTCTTCTCCTAATTCCGTTTAACCTTTCTACTTCAAATATCCTGTATCCTTGTGGACACACTACTTGCGTAGGGTTTAACGGATAAAGTCTCTTAACAGCATGAATTGTAATTACTTACAACGTATTCTGTCTAAGCTACTGATACCAGCCTAATTAGAGATATGTTCTTACGAGGCTCTCTGCCTGTGCGTATCAATCTCACTCTCGCAATGAGTTCAGGTGTGCCACGACAAAGCGCGCTTCACCACCATACTAACCGATCCTTGTTAACTAGGCAATTTTTGTCCGTAGGAAAATTTTGCCTAGTTCAGCCACAATTTAAGAGAGCACCCCCTATGCCACCACGTAAATCGTTGCTAATCAATATCTCTAGTAATTACATCGTTGTTTAATAATAGACACTATGGACAATAATCAACTGTATCAACGTAAGTATCTGATTATCAATTACTTACAACTGTATCAATTTGACCATAGTGAGCAATTCTATACACGTATGTAAACCCTTAATTATTAAGTATTTACACTCATATTAGCATTCCTAATGTATAGCCACGCCTAACAATGTTAATCATACCTTTCGCATTACTCTTTCCATTACGTTGTATCTTCTTTGATATGTAACAACTTGTATATCATATATTTATAAATATAAAATATATATAGTTATATTTATCATATGATTTATACAATTTTACCCTCCTAGAGATAAACGGGGGTCAAAAAACGAAAAATACAAAACGCTTATACAAGTTGGCTCGTATCAGTGAAGGTGATATAAAATCCGTAAAATGACCTGCATATACTGTGCCAAGCCTTTTAGCTTCAGAGGTTTAGGTTATGAAAGCAGTTATTGTGCCAAGTGTCATAAGGAGATATTATGGTAGTTTGCAAAGCAATAATCATACCACATTGTTGGCATACAATATGCTGGCAAGCATATACCATACCTAAGTATCATTCGCAACATACTTATGTATAGGTAACATCCTAATACTAAACTATCTCTATAAGCTTAATCGAGTTACAATTCATAAGTATCTCCACTGATTTAGTAAAGATTGCCTCTGTCCCAGAAATGGTTTGGAAATGTCGAACAGATGCTCTTGGACAACACACAATTTTCACGTTTCACACTCCCTCCGTTATATCTAGTATAATGTAGAGTGGAATGGAATAATGATATTAAGGATGGCATAGAAGTTGCTAGAGTTTAAGTGACATGAATAAGATTGCGGATTTTGTTAATATATCGAAGTGTAAAGAATGGCCACCAAAGAAAGTGAAGGTGGTTAAGGTGGATTTTGCTTGTGTAGCACTTGATTTAGATATTCCAATTAAAAAGAAATGAAACTAGTATTTGACACAGAAACCACGGGATTAGCGAGATTTGATTTGCCTCTTAATCATCCTTCACAACCTAATATTGTGCAGTTAGGGATGCTCATATTGGACGAAAAAGACGAGATAGTGAATGAAGTTGGATTACTTATAAAGCCAGAGGGATTTATTATAAGTGCTGAGATGACTGCTATTCATGGAGTTTCTCAAGAAAGAGCAGAAAAGTATGGTGTTAGAATAAAGTTTGCAATAGAACTTTATTTGCATTTCTTTAAATGTTGTGATATTATAATTGGCCATAACTTAAAGTTCGATAAATTTTTGATTGATTGTGAATTAAGCAGATTAAATGTTGCAGGAAATGGTAATTACATTAAATCAGAATTTTGCACAATGTTGACCACAACTCCAATAATGAATCTAACCCAAAAGAATGGTCGTCCTAAATGGCCAAAATTATCAGAATGCTACTCTTACTTCTTCAATGAACCACTAATTGATGCTCATGATGCTTTAACAGATGTTCGTGCATGTGCAAGAGTTTATAAGCATCTAATAAATCCAATTTCAACTCTGCCAAAAGCCCCCGCCCCACTCCATCATCTTTCATTACCTTAACAATGTCTCTCGAATATCAACTAAGAAATTCCTACGAGAATGAAGGAATGACTCCTTCACAAATCGCAGATGACCAGTCCCTAGACGTGACTGCTGTCAAGGCTAAACTTATGCAGATTAGTTCTAAGTATCGTAAAGATTGTGGACAAGAAGATTCTGAAGATAGTGAGCTTAACTTTGGTGATGAGGATTTAAAATCCGTTAATAAAGTTATTCTAGACTTAGCTCACAATGCAGAAGATGAACATTTACGTTTCAAAGCTGCAACTTATATTCGCGATGACAAAAAGGGTCGCAAAGAAATTGTAAAAGCAATTCGTGATACTGGGCAGTTTAATATTCTCAACATAAATCAAATGCTTGTTACTGCTAGAGAGCAGTCTTTACAAGCAATTAAAAAGATAGCATAATTATGACTGGAAGTGACTTTAATTGTTTACCACCGCCTTGGTTACTTATTATATTGGTCAGTATAGGAATGGTTGGTGGTCTCTGGAAAGTGATTGATATAATTATTTGGTTATGTCATCACCATATTCACATTAGCTTTTCATGAATAGAAGAACTTCATTTAAAGCATTACTGATTGCAACTCTTATTCCTGTAGGAATTTTGAAGGAGTTGGTGAATGTTGAAATAAATGAAGTAATTATACGTGCTGTTCAGTATATAGGAATTGCAAGTATTCCAAGTGATGGAACTACTGAAAGTGACCCTAACTTTGTGTTCAATATATTTCCGACTCATATTATCTCTCAAAGGATTCAAAATGATTTTAAGAAAGCAATAGGTCAATGACAAAAGAATCCTTCATAAAACTCTCTCCCGAAGCCCAAGAAGAATTCTTTAATTCTGGTGGAATTTTGCAGACTGGTGACGAGGTTTTTAATTCTTCTTTACCTACGTGTAATACTGATGTTGTTGGTTGTGCTTCAACATCTATCCAGTCTGTGCCTACTTTCGTGAGTGAGCTAAATCAGCCAACTGAGCCAGAAGCCACACAATTACTAGAAGCCACACAAAGCTCACTTGATGGCATTCTACTCTTAAACCCAGTAGAACTTCTCTTTCTAGTAGATGATGATATTCTCTCATCCAAAGTAATCCTTCATGACTGGCAAATCCAATTCATGCTGGATTTTGCTAATGAACGTAATATAAAAGAACATCCTTTCATGGCTGAAGTTTGTGCTGCTAATGGTTCTGGAAAAGACAAGTATATCCTCGCGGCTTGTATTGTATGGCTTTGTATGCGTTATCGTCATGCTTGGGGAGTAGCAACTAATGGTTCAGGAGTTCAATTAGACAATCAAACAGAACGTCATATACGCTCTCTCTGCCAGAAAGTAAATACTAAGTTTGGAGTTGAGGTTTGGAAATGTAATTACCGTTCCTACACTTGTATTCCTACTGGTGGAGTAATAACACTATTCGCGACCGATGAAGAGAATAAAGCAGAAGGATTTCATCCAATTGAAACGGGTTGTAAACTTGCGATATTCGCGTCAGAAGCAAAAGCAATTCCTGATGCAATCTTTACTGCCTTAGCAAGATGTTTAGGTATCACTCATCGTGTGGATGTATCTTCTCCCGGTTTACCAATGGGTTACTTCTTTGACCAGTTTTCAGTGGCGGTTCCAAGAGAAAGTATTAAAGATATTAAGGAAGTTTCGTCTATTGATAGAATTCGCTATCATATTACTGCATACAAATGTTCTCATATTAGTGAAACGGAAATAGAGAACTTTGCACGCAGTTTACCGGGAGGAAAAGAATCTTCTGTATTCAAGTCGGGTATTCTAGCTGAGTTTGGCACTACTGATGAAATGGTAGTTATCCCCTATACCTATATCTGGCGTGCAGTAAATAGTAAGATAAACTGGATACAAGAGCCACACAATATAGGAGGATTAGACCTTTCAGATGGTGGTGACGAGACTGTATTATGTATTCGTAATGGTAATAAACTTCTCAAAGTGATTCCATTTCGCTTTCAAGATACAGAAGATACCATTGATTTTCTTGACCAGACTTTCAGGGAAAATGGACTTAATCATCCTCAAGCTCTAGTATATGCTGATGTTGGTGGTATGGGTAAGCCAATGTTGAATAGTTTAAAGCGCCGCGGCTATAAGAATATTCGTTTTGTAGATAATAGAAATACTTCTTATCTTCCTAAAACATATAAGAATAGAGGCGCAGAAGTATTCTTCAATATGAGACTTCTTCTTGAGAAAAGCGAGATTATCTTATTGAGGGATGACAAGATGATTAGGCAGTTATCTACAAGATACTACAAAATCACAACTCAAAATGTCCATCAACTACTCACGAAGACTGAACAAAAATCTCGTGGTTATCCCTCACCTGATAGAGCTGATGCAGTTAATCTGTGTTTCTGGGGTTATAAATCTACACGCGAGGAAGTTCCAGATAACTACGAGAAGCCTTTTGATGAGATTGAGTCTGATAAGAAACTAGTCGCGTTTCCTTTAGACACTCGTTCATGGGCTAAAGGAGAGAATAATAATCGTAAATTTAAAGCAAATAACAACCAA